GGCCGTGGACTTGGCTACGGTCGGGACCTGCATGGCCAGGGCGGCGTAGTCGTCCAGCGTGACGGCCCGATCCAGCACCCGGGTGGCCCGGGGGATCGAGTTGCGCATCTGGTCCAGCGACTCCGGGTCGGCTCCACCTGAGGCAGCGGTCATGTTGATGACGGAAACACCAGCCAGCGGGGTGACCATCTCGGAGATCGTCAATTCCGGGGTGTTGCCTGCTGCACCAGCACCGGTCCGGTAGGTGACGAAGATCCGGCCCATGGTCGGCGGGATGCGCCCGTGCAGGCTGTCCCCGAAACGGACCATCACGTTGCCCAGGTCGTCCAGCACCGTGGTGTAGACGGAAGCATCGAAGGCCACATCGGCCAGATAGTCGACGTAGGTCCACACCGTGCGCCGTCCGTCCGCCTCCTCGATCTCGACGTGCAGCGAGCGTTCGATGACGCTCTCGTTGAGCAGCGGGTAGACCTGCAACGGTGCCCCATTCGAGTCGCCCAGGTACTCGTTGGTCCGGGTGCGGCCCTCATAGGCCAGCACCGTGCCGGTGGGTGTGCCCGGATTGGCGAGCACGAGTTCGGAGCCGGTCTCGTACACCACGTCGTTGCGGTTCGGGATGCGCACCAGTGTGCCGGTCGGGATGGTCAACGTGGTGGCGGAAGCATCCAAGGTGAACGTCAGCACCACTGACGCCGCCTGCCGTGAGACCGGCTTGTAGTTGAACAGGTCAGCGATGGCCAGCACGCTCTGGCGCCGGACCGCCGTCTTCAGGAAGGGCTCGGCCGCGGCACGGTCGATGTAGAAGTTGGTGATGTCCTCGGCGTAGGCGAACAACTCCATGATCATCGTGCCCATGTCGGCAGGCTCGCCAGCGGTCACCCACTCCGGCATGCGCTCCCGGGCCACGGTCACCAGGAACGAGCGGATCGACTCGTAGTCCCTGTTGGTGTAATCCATCTCGGTCGGCATCAGACCTGCGACTCCTGGGAGAGGGTGGACTGGACGGGGATGCGGAGACGCTGGGCGTCATCAGCCGGGTTCGCTCGGTACAGCACGTCGATGATGAGATAACTGTTGCGATCGGGGTCCGGAGAGATCTTGATGCTGGAGACAAGCACCCGTGGGGCGCAGTCCTTCACCCGGTCGGCCACCTGCTGGGCAAGGTCGGACTGGGACACCGAGTCCCGTGGGTCGAAGACCGTCCTACTGATGTCGGAACCATACCGGGCTCGCTGAGCACGCTCCAGGAAGTTCGTCATCAGCACGTCGATCGCCTGGCCCCGGACCACCTGCGAGTAGTCCGTGGTCGTGGCGACGGTGCCCGACAGCGTGATGTGGAATGGGAAGGACAGGACGCGCATCACACCCTCCAGGTGGAGACCCACTTGTTGTCATGACTGGCTTGCACCGTGGGCGCTCCCTTCTTGCCGTACCACCAGTTCGGTGCTCGAACCGCTGACAGTAGATGGTAGGGGTAGCGGCGCAGCAGGAGGTGACTCCGATATGACGTCATCGTGATCTCATGCGTCACCTGCGCCACGTACCACGGGCCGTCGAAGGGGCTCTGGGAGAACACCTTCTGCGATGTCCGGAACGATGCTGTGACACCAGGGACGAGCGACCGCAGCCCTCCGACCTCAGCGACGGCCTCGGCCACCCAGCGAGGATCGTTGAGCGATGTCTTCTGGAGCAGCGCTGCCTCCTCCATCGAGGAGAAGGCCCGCCCGGTGGCGAAGCGAGTGCCGAGCCCGGACGGCGTCGAGGGAGTCTGGCGCACGAGCACATCCTTGCCCGACAGCAGACCCACCACCGGCTCGTGCGACTCCGGCAGGTCCGGCGAGAAGTTGAGCGGCTTGAACTCGTACAGGATCTCGTCGTCGTACTGGGACTTGCTGCGGAACTCGGTCACCGGGATGTACTTGTCCTGGGCATACTCCGGTGTGACGAGCCGCACCACACCGTCCTGGGCGATGATGACGGCACCAACCATGTTGGCCAGGTAGCAGATGAACTCCCAGTCCGACTCCTCGGTCTGGGCCAGCGCTGGCCAGCGGTAGGAACTACGGGTCTGATCGGTCTCGTCGTTGAAGCCGAGCCGGTTGTCGAGTGCCACCTGTCGCACCACCTCGGGCACGCTGACATCATCGAAGAACCGCGGCCTGCCGCTCTTCAGCACCGTGGAAGTGCCGAGCGCCGAGATGGTCTGCTGGTACAGACCCTGGCGCATGTTGACCGCTGGTGACACATCAGTGATGTAGCCGAAGAAGACCTTGGACGGCTTGCGGCCGTACTCGAAGCGAACCCGGGAGCCAGGGCCGGTGCGGTAGTCCATGGACTTGTGGAGCCGCACGGTGATCATCGCCTTGTCGTGCTGGTTCTCGGCCATGTCGATGCCAACAGAATCCATGAAGCCGGTGTACAGCAGCCCGTTGATCTCCAGGTGCTGCGCCATCCGCACGGTGGTGGTCTCGGGGACCTTGCTGACCGTCATTGCGGCACCCGCACCGGATCGCCCGGCCTGATGTGCAGCGGCGAGAAGATCTGCGGGTTGGCATCTGCCAACAGCCACCACTTGTCGGTGTCACGGTAGTACAGCGAGGCGAGGGTGTGCAGCGTGTCACCCTCCCGGACGATGTGCACGAAGTATGGTGCCGTCAACACCGTGATCGTGTTGAGGTAAGCAGCGAACTTGGTGGTGTCCCGGGCAGGTGCCCAAATGAACTCGGCATCGGTGTAGCGGGAACCATCTCGGATCATGATGCCCACCAGTCCCCCGTGCCTCGGGTACCTGTGGGACCGCTCGCGGCAACCTTGGTCGTCTCATCCTTCGGCTGCGGACGAGCCATGTACTCGTAGCCGTTCCTGATGTGGTCCTTGGTCATGGTGGTCACCTGGATCCCTCGACCACCTGATGTGCCGTTGTTCCCCGATGTGCAGTGCACGATCGGGATCGAATCACCGACAGGGTTCCCGGCTGTCATGATGATGTGCCCGTTGGGACCACTCGGTGAGCGGCAGATGATGTCACCGGCAGCAACTTGCAGCCAGGCCCGCTCAAAGGCACTCGGATCTTCCTTGATGGTGGAAACACTCTTCTTCCACGGCGCTCCACCGAGCACGCGCCACGTAGGCCACGATCCTCCCAGCCCAGCACCCTGGAAGCGGAGCATGTGCATGTCGAAGATGTGCTTGGTCAACGTCAGAGTGTCCGGTGCTTGCACAGCGCCGAAGAGCGAGACGGGCCACTGCACCGGCCTGAGTGTGGTCCCGGTCAGGACTTTCGGCTGCGGTCTCGTGTAGCAGAAGAAGATGAACGACGAGCAGTCGGCATACGCGGGGCTGCCGTTCCAGTTGAGACGCAACGAGGAGTTGTAGGAGACCACCTGTGCCGCAGCAAGGTCTCGCCCGAACTGGGCTGCCGTCGAGCGTCCGATCCTGTTGTACTCAGCAGCATTGGGGTCGGCCACCATGTTTCCGTCGGTGTCGGAAGGGATGCCTCCACTGCCGAGGCCCAAACCACTGCTACCACCACCAGGATTGGTGTTGTTCTGGGTGGCAGCCGTTGTCACCGCCATCAACGTGAGGCTGATCGAGAGCGTCATCCGGGTGGGAATCATGCGAGTGGAGAACTTCTCGAAGACCACCGTGGCACCGCGGATCACACCCTCGAAGTGCAGGTTGGGGCTGAACACGATGGCCACGTGGTAGTCCATGTTCAGCACGATCGTGTCGGTGGAAGCACCCGTGTTCCCGTCGATGTTCAGGTAGGTGTCGTCCCACTCCAGTCCTTCGGCCCCCCTCTTCAGAAACTTCATGCCGGGAGCGCCCTTCTCCCGTGTCAACACATCAAACACCTGAAGGTCCACCAGCACGCCCGGGTGCGTGGCGTCCTTGGCCACCTCGACCTGGCGGTCGAAGAACAACGAGAACTCCACCGAGGACATGGCGAAGTAGTTGAGATTCCCTGCCGAGTCCCCGCGATCTACGAAGTCGGCGTTGGGCACGTCCAACTGCGAGATGTAGGTCCGCTGGATCTGATCAGGGTTGAACATGAAGTAGAGCCGGGCGTACATCCGAGGGTCACCCGGGTTGTTGGCGGTATCACGTCGCCGGATGTAACCACGCAGGACCCGGTTCAGCCCAGCCTTGTGCCCTGGTCCATAGACGTTGTTGGGACTCGCATCAGGCTCGGCATACAACCATGCTGGCCCCTCCGAGGAGCCGAGCATCTGTCCAGCGCCGAGGAACGGTGGGTTGGACAACTGGTACGGCCCGTACCCAAGGCCCAACTTGTTGACATCAGCAAGGAACTGCGACCAGTCCAATCGCTCGTAGAGATAACGGTCCAGCGGGATCTCCGCGAAACGCCCGGCGTTGGTAGCACCAGGCACCCAGGCATCCTTGGGACCCATCGGCATGACGTCATAGGGGTACTTCCCCATGAACGTCCCGTAGTCCTGGAAGGGCGGGATGCGGATGCCGTGCGTGAACTCGCTGCCCATCAGGATCTCCTCGACACGGCCCGGCGGACCTGTGCTTCCATCTTCATCGCCGCTCGCTTCAGGCTGTCCTCCAGCCCTGGCGCAGATGTACCGCCACCGCCACCTCCGACATTGATCTGGAAGTTGTTGTGGAACGTGATTCCGGCACCACCGACGATGCCTCCGACACCGACGTCACCGATGTAGCCCAGCGCCTTCGCTGCCGAGCGAGCCTGGTCGAACACCCCGGGGTTGACGTTGTAGGTGTTGGCCATCCCCTTGTAGCCACCCCACGGGGTGAACTGGTTGCCCGACTGTTGATACAACGAGAACGCCGCCGCTGCGTTGACAGCAGGATCGAGCAGATCCCGAGCCGAGGAAATCCCGAACTGCTGCAACCGCTTCTCACCCATCGAGCCCAACATGTTGATCTGCCACAGCCCGTACGAGTTGTCACCAGTACCAACGTCCATGTTCTTGGCCCCGGTGTTCCAACTCGACTCCCGGTTGGCGATGGAAACAGCCGTGATCAGATCATCACCACGGAACCCGGCGTTGTAGGCGTACTGAAGCATCTGCTCAACGGTCAGTGCTCCAGTCTCACCACTGGGGGTCACTGAGGAGGCGCCAGTGCCCCCAGCACCCGTGGCGGTGCCCGAGCCCGACGCCTTCGCCGTCATGATCCACTGCAAGGAGACGTTGCGCAGGAAGGTCTCGCGCTCACGGTCGGCCTGGGCGTCACCGACGAAGGTCGAGCCCGCCAACTGGATGTGCCACGGCTCACCGAAGCGGGAGGCCGTCTCCAACCCGAACTTGGCTGCATGCTGCTGCATCCACGCCATGGCCTGATCACTTCCACCGATGTCCACCGCTCGTCCGTGGGCGTGCTTGGACTTCCCTGGACGAGCAGCGTTGGGGTTCCCTGTTGCATACAACTTGGCCTGGTCAACCGTCGAGCGGTAGGCCGAGTTGATGCGCAGCCCAGGATTGGCACCGAGCATGGCATCCACACGGCTGCGGAGATCCGGTGTGAGATGTGATGTGGAACCACCAGGGTCACCTGTGAGCCACTTGGCCCAGTCGGGCGCCTTGCTCTTGTCCCCGCCGAGCCACCAGGGCCGGTTCTTGAACCATCCGGGTGCATGCTCTTCCTCGGTCTTCTCGATCCCCAGGACATCCGTGCCTGTGTACATCCCATAGAGACCTTTGTTGACGGTTACACCAACCGCACCGATCGTTGCTGCTGCCTTCTCACCACCCGCAGGCAGGTTCCCGGCTGCACGGATGACGTCCTCCATCGTCCGATCGAAGTGCTCGATGGCCTTGGTGAGCGCCTTGTTGAGATCTTCCTGCTGCCGGAAGGCATCATCGATGGTGCTGATCAACTTCTCGTTCATCTGTGCTTCCGCTGTCACCGATGTTGCTCGCTCCAGCGCCTGTGACGGACCGCGGAGGGTTTCCATCTGCTTCTCGGTGGCCTCGAAAGCACCTCCCTGCCCCTTGGCGTCCCAAGCGGCCTTGCCTCGGGCGTACTCGAAGAATGATGTCGTCAACTCAGGTCCCCAGCCGATGTTGGCTAGTTGTGACGTCAACTGCGAGCCCGGCTGCTGCTGGAGGTTCAGATCCTCGACGCTGAACTTCTTGCCAGCGCCCTTCTCCATCATCCGCAGGACTTCATTGAACTGCTGGAAGATGGGCTTCTGCACGCCGCCCCGCGTGTATGGCGTGAAGCCCATCGTCATCTGGGCGAACTTCCGTCCTTGGACGTTGCCGAAGTACCCAGCATATGCCTGAGCGATCTGATCAGCCGGTGTTGATGGAAGCAAGACTTGGAGATTCTTGATGTCCTGAGAAGCGATTGCTCCTTGCTGACCCGCTCCCAAACCGACGTTCATCAGTGTATTGACAGCACCATACCGCTCCTGCGGCGTTCCCAGGATGGGATTGCCCGCCATGGTTCCATAGACACCAGTAATCTGTTGCCTGTTGGCCAGTGCCAAACGCCCCGCCGTCTGGTTGATCTGCAACCCGATGTCCCGTGTCTCCGTGAACCGATCTGCTCCGAAGACAGCGGCTCCACCGATGAGCGCTGCACCGGCAGCAACACCTCCCATCGCCACACCGCCGAGCCCAGCCATCCGTGCCATCGAAGTTCCGAAGTTCCAGCCCGGACCGAAGCCGCCTGGCATGCCTGCCATGACCCGGTTGGCCATGCCCCAGCCACCACCCGGCGACCCACCAGGGTTTGGCTGTGAATATGCCATCATGCTTCCGCCACCACCGCCGATGGCTCCTTGTGCCCCACCTGAGCGCATGGTGGTGGCGGCACTCTGCATCTGACGACCGAAGCCACCGGCCTGGTAGCCCAGTCGCTCCATGTCGGTGCGCATGCCCTGGAGCAGCGCTCGGATGCCCTGCAACTCGGAGCGGAACTCCTTCAGACCGGGCACCTCGATCTTCATCGAGGCCGACACCGTGCCAGTCATCGGCCGAGCCCGACCGAACAACGCCGTGGCGATGCGACCGCGAGAAGGCTGCGCTGAGAAGACAGCGTTGAAGTTCGGCTCGTCAGGCATTCAGCATCTGCCTCTCGTTGCGCCACTTGATGCTGTCAACCCAGTGGCGGCGCTCTCGCTCGGTCATGCCCTTGATCTCCGTCAGGTTCCACCCGGGGTAGTGCCGGGAGATGAAGTCGAAGTGGATGTACAGCAGGCCCACGTTGGGCCTATAGAAGATCGGCCCAGGTCGGCTTGAAGACAGCGGGCTCTCCGCAAGACGCACAGGGCAACTTCACCTCCTCGAAGTACGGGCCGGGCTGCTTCGACTGGATCTCCTCCAGCAGCCTCCGGCGGTCCGACGCGCCCATGTCCCGGGCGAAGGAGAACGAGTCCGGCAGTGGGCGTCCACCCACCTGCGTGATGGCCCGGCTCAGAAGGATGGTGTTCTGCTCGGCGGTCGTGATGTTGCGCCGCCGAACGGACTCCGCTTGGTCTGCGCCAGTGAACAAGCGGTAGTCGAGCCGGGTCCCATCACGCAGGGTGAAGACGTACTCGTCGGCGTCCGAATCCAACGAGCGCATCTTCACATCATCGGACAGGGTGTATATGACATCATTGTTCTTGCCGCACGAGGGGCAGGTCACCACGATGGTCCGCTCGTCGCCGTAGGTCACCTTCAGGACGTTGACGAACAACAACTCCTTGTCCCCCAGCAGGAGGGAGTCGAGCATGATCCGGCACTCCTCGGGCGTGTACTTGGCGAAGTACACGCCACCGATCCGGACCACGCCCTGCACGAGCACAGCGTTGTAGTAGGAACCAATCTCCTGGTTGCCAGCCACGGCCCGGGCGATGGCCTCCTCGTCGGCGCCGGTCAGTTCCTTCACCTCGGCATCGCGCTGGAAGCGCCCCTCGTGGAACAGCCCCTTGAACAGGGTCACGTCGCCCGCCGGGGGAGGCTCCATGATCGGAGCCTCCCCAGCGATGGCCTGCTTCGCCTTCTCCAGGTCGGCCGTCGTAGTCGCTGGCGGGTTGTGCCAGTCGCTCATCTCTTGCTCCGTTCGTGTTGTCAGATCAGCCAGCAACAGCCGCTGCGCCGTAGAGGACGTCGAAGCCCTCATGGTGCAGCGTCATCTGGCTCACCAGCGGCTGGTTGCCTCCGGCGTCGAGGTCGTTGAACGACACCGAGCCGACCCAGCAGTTGAAGAACTTGAACGCCAGGCGAGCAGTGTCGTCCCACGTGGCTGAGACCAACTGTCCCCCGGCCGGTGCATTGGTCGGGTTGTTGTCGGCATCACCACGGATGGTGGACAGTTGGGTCACCGGGTGGCTGAGCACCCGGATCGTGGTCTCGAACCGGAAGTCGGCGTCGACACCGAGGGTGCCCTGCCCGATCTGGACGGAGAACATCTTCTTGGCCATGTTCCACATCTGTGGCCGGTCAGCGAAGATGCCCTGCACCAGGGTGAGCGGGGCGAAGTCGGTCTGGCCCGGCAACTTGTGGAAGGCGGTGTTGTATCCACCCTCACGGTACGGGACCATGTCGGTGTTCATGTTGATGCCCGTGACGTTGGTGAACCCCATCACGATGGTGTTGATACCTCCAGGCAGAACGGCCCCGTCCATCTGGACGATGAACTTGAAGTTCCGCAGGGGATCGGATGCGACAAGACGCGGCACGTTCCCTCCTCAGGACACGATCTCGGACACCGATGAGGTGCCCGCCTCGAACTGGCTGATCCGGATGATGACGAACTCGGCCGGGTACTGAAGAGCAACCCCGATCTCCATTCGCACCTCGCCGGACTGGATGACGGTGGGTGTGTTGATGGTGGCATCACACCGCACGTAGTACGCCTCTGAGGCGTTCGCCCCTCGCAGGCCACCCTGGTCCCAGATCGGGTTGAGGACTCGCACCGCGACGTTCCGCAGTGCCGACCACAGCCGCTGGTCGTTGTTCTCGAACACAGCGAACTGGGTCGAGAGCCGCAAACGCTCCTTCAAGTAGATGATCATGCGGCGGTTCGACACGAAGCGGTCGGGGCCGTACAACTTCCGGGTGCGGGCACCCATCACGCAGATGCCGGAACCAGGCGTGGACCGGATCACGTTGACGTTGTTGTAGTTGAGCCGCCCCTGGTCCGACTCGGCGTACTTCAACTCGGTCTGGATGGCGTTGGAGAGCACCGCCTGGATGCCCGCCGGAGCCTTCCAGATGCCCACGGTCGCTTCCAGGCGAGCCATCATGCCGAGCACGGCGCCCGAGGGCGGGATCGCCACCGTGCCGCCCGGCAGCGCCGGGTCGGGGACGATGATCCACGGGGAGTAGATGGCCGAGTAGGAGTCACCCGTGCCGATCTGGGCAGCGCGATTGAGCGTGTCGGTGGCGTGATCTGTTACCACCAACGACAACGGGTTGGAGTCCCAGACGATGAAGGCGTCACCCCGCACCGAGAAGGCACTGCCCAGCGACTGCGGCGGTGGCATGATCACCGTGCCGTCCGACCCCATGTAGGGGACCATGGAGATCATGGTCGGGTTCTCGATGGTCTTCACGGCGTCCTGCACGATCAGCGACGAGAAGTCCGCCGCGTTGGGCAGACCGAGATCCGTGCCACCCGTGAGCGCCGTCGAGGCATCGGAGGGATCCGTCGCCGTGTCGAACGACGTCACCACGATGTAGCGGGAACCAGCCACCGGGTCGTTGAGAACGGCCGTCGCCGGGCGGGTGCCCTCGTTGCCGGTCATCGACAGGTTGCTGAAGACCTCCAGCGTCTCGGCCGGAGTGGATCCCGACGCCTGCTTCAGCACGCTGAGGGTGAAGACCTTGCGCCCGCTGCTCAGCGTTGCCTGCTGCTGGACCCGCACTGCCAGGGTGTTCCCCCAAGCGCCGCGGCCATCGGCCTCGATGCCGAGCGAGAGTGCATCGGCGGCGCCCTTCACCTCGACGGTGGCGGCTTCGCCCTGCTGCGTGGACGACGCCGGGGCGATGCGCACCACGTAGGCCGAACGCCCTCCGTTCTGGTAGTACGAGTACACCGCATAGGCCAGGTACGACAGCGTGGTTCCGGCAACAGCCGGGACAGCCGGAATGGTGTAGGTCAGCGCCACACCCGTGGCTTCGAGACCGACGTCATCAGTGACAGCAGCGCTCAACGTCGCCGTCGAGCCGTCCACCGCTACCGCCGTGATGGTGGCACCACCAGGGATGCCGGGATCACCGGTCACCTGGGTGCCGACGTACTCCGACGTGAACACAGCGCTTCCGGCATCATCCGAGACCCGCAGCGTGGGCTCGGTGTCGAGCGCGTACGCCTTGGGCGGGCTGGCGATCGGCGTTGCCGAGGTGCTTACGGTGTTGTATGGCACGCCGCTGAAGGCACCGAACTTGTCCACGAAGTCGGTCCACGAGTCGATGCGCACTGCCTGACCGACCGGACCCTTCGCGGCCAGGCCGATGAACACCGCCACCGAGGTGACGTTGGGGACTTCATTGGGAGCGGTCCCCAACCGCTCCTCCAGGTACACGCCTGGCCGTCGATAATCGGACACGCAGACTCCTCAGATCTTTGGTGTTGACATTGACAGCAGACGATGCTTGCTACGTGCCTGGTGGCGGATCACGGTGGGCGAACTCCTCCCAGTACGGCTCGTCCGTGCTGTTCGGGTCCGATTCGGTCCAGTACTCGCGCTCGGCGGTCTCGTCCCACAGGTCGCCCTTGACGCCCTGCCAACCCTTGACGAGCACCCGATCGACGGGCTGGATGCGCTCGGTGATCTCCTCCACGAAGTCCTGTGGGATCTCGGTCTGCACCGAGAAGGTGATCGCCTTGCGGAAGATGCGCTTGTTGCCGTCCTGGGTGGGGATGTCCGCAGTGGTCCACCCCATCCACTCGGTGCGCCTGTAGGTGTCATCAGCAGCGACGTAGAGCCAGAACGGCCCGGGCCGCACGGCGCGCTGCACCAACTTGGACGTCAGGATGCGGTCGTGGATCGCCGTCTTCGCCCAGTACGACGCCTGGTAGAAGAGTCGGTAGGCGAGGTAGTTCCGCCGCACGATGCCATCAACAACCGTGTCCGAGACCGAGGGGTCGTAGAGCGGGACCGGTGTGTTGTCAATGTCAGTGGGTCGATACCATCGGTTCTGACCGATCGTTGCGTCCACCAGGTAGTCGCCCTGATGTGGATACTCCGAGTGCCACAGTTCCGTGGCCGGGACGATGTCGAGCAGGTCGAGCGTGATGAAGGGGTAGACGATCTGGCGCTCAGGATCCGGGAAGCGGAACCACACCTGCACCGGCTGCGCCTCGCCCTTGTCGTTGGGCACCGTCCAGCCCTTGAAGAGTTGCTTCACGGCATCGTCCTCAGCGAGCAGCCAGCCGACGTTGGCCGGGTAGACGGGCGCCGCCATCAGAAGCCCTCCTCCGTCAGGTGGTCCTCGATCGTGTAGCGCATCTCGGACGCCCACATGGCCCCACGGCGCACCAGAGGCTCCGGAGGCTCCCTCTCGTCGCCGTACTCGGCCAGGACGGCCTGAGGGGCCTCAGGGGCCGTGTCCGGCACTCCCCAAGCCCACCGCCCGTCCTCATCCTCCCAATCGGTCACCGAGCCCGCGACGGGAGCCCAGCGCCTGCTGGAGGACATGGTCTCTCGGAGCCCGTCCAGGCGCTCCTGCTGCGATTGCCAAACCGACGACTCCACTGCTGACTCAACTCGATCACACATCAGACCGAGCAGGTCCACGATGGCATCACCTCCTGAGATGGAGGTGGAAGAAGACCCGGGCACCGGGCACCCTCCTTCGACGGTTCTAGGCAGATGAGGTCGGCACCGAGCACCGATGACGACGCGGCGCAGCGTACTACTTGCTGGCCATCAACCAGCGGACCTCCATGATGTTGGCCCGGAACCCTGTGAGCCCACCACCGCCAGTCCATCCCTGGAGGTTGGTGAACGTCAACCGGACACCGTAGGAACCACCCGGGCACGGCTGGATCAGCGCGCCAGGCACGGTGTGGTCACCGCCGAACCACCAGTACTGCCACACCCCCGAGGGGAAGTTGTCCCACTGGTCCATGATGTGGACACCGGCCGGGCCGTAGCCCGGTGGGATGTCACCTTTGCCGAAGTCGTTCCAACCCCCGGCAGGCATGAATCCGAACGAGGCCCACATGGTGAGTGGCGCATTCGGGTAGATGAACAGCGCCACACCGGCCAGGTTGCCCGGCGGCACGTAGCCGTTCCAGTAGGTGGTCCCACCTGTGCTGCCCTTGTTGCCGGAAACCCAACCCGTGTTGAAGTCGCCGTCGATGGTCGCATAGCCCGCCGAGCCGGGAGCATGCTCGCTTTCGGCACCAGCCGGGACAGGTACGGCCTCGGCAAACGTCCACGGCTTCTCGCCATTGGTGGTGCTCCGGTACACGATGCCCGACACGGTTCCCACGCTGGACACCGAGCGCACACCCAGGTTGTATGAAGCAAACTCGGTGTTGTTGACATAATCCCAGATACCTGCACCACCCGAGTTACCCACATAGGTTCCATCAACAAACACCTGGTAGTCCGTGACGTCACCACCGGGGTACGACCAGTTGAGGCGCCCAACGTTCCAGGCGACACGTGATGTGAATACACTGGCCGGAACAGGGGGGATACCCGGCCGAGTTGCCCCCGGGCTCACCGCTGGATCCACTCCTGACGCTGGCCTGCCGGTGTACCACGTCAACTCGGTCGGTGTCTGCACCTCACCGGAGTTGTCGGGGAACCAGCAGAACAGCCGGAACCGGTACACCGTGTCCGCCGTCAGCCCACCGATGGTAGCCGAGGTGCTGGTTGTGTCAACAGATCCGTAGAAGGTGGTGCCCGCCTCGTTGTAGTAGCCGAGGGTGTAGTGGCTCGGCTTGATGCCGTTGGTGGCATTCGGGTGCTGCCATGACACCGTGGCCGACGACGGGGTGCCCGAGATCGACAGGCTCTGGGCGTAGAACATGGACGCCGTGGTCTCGGTGAAGTCGAGCACCCACACCCCACCACGCCGGACCCAGACCTTGTAGGCCGACTTCCACACGCCCTGGTGCCGCACCCAGCGACGGACGGGCGCCTTCCACGTACCGGCGTGACGGACCTGTGTCGGCATCAACTCACCTGGATCCAGATGGTCCCATCCGGGTAGTTGCCGGAAGCAGCCGAGGTCGAGGTGACGATCCCGGCCACCTGGGGCGAGGTCATGCCTGCCGCGGTGATCTTGGACGTCGAGGCCTGCATCTCGACTCCGGCCGCAGCGGTGACCTTGGAGTCGGCCGAGACCGGCCCCTGGAGCACCACCGAAGCGCCCTTCACGGTCACCGCATCGGAGTCCGCGATGCGCACGAAGGCATCGGTCGCCCCGGCGGCGGTGTTCACCAGGTCGACCGAGGAGCCACCAGCCACCAACTGGGCCTTCGAGCCCACCAGGAGGGTGCCAGCCGTCACACCACCAGAAATCGCCGCAGAGCCCCCTGTGATGGCCCCAGACGCCGCCACCGTCGTTGCGGCAACGTTGCCCGTCAGAGCGCCCTGGAAGCCGCCAGAGGCGCTCACAGCGCCTGTAACGGCTACTGGGGAGTCCACCTTCAGGCTGGTGGCGTCCGTGGACAGCAGGGCGGTCTTGGCGCCCGTCTTGATCGAGACCCCGGCCGGGGCGACCGAGAGCACGCCAGGACCGGCTGAGAACACGCCTCCGGCAGCCACGGATCCATCGGCGTTGAAGGTCAGACCGGTCCCGGCGTCCTTGTGGCGCTCCAGGGTGGCGGTGGCTGTGGTGTCGCTGATGGCCAGCGAGCGGATGACCGCCGTCTCCCATGCCGTGCCGTTCCAGAACTCCAGGCGCTTCAACGAGCGGTTGTAGACCGTGAGCCCGTCGAAGCGGATGCCCGACGTCAGCACGCTGTCCCGCTCGGTGGCGTCAGCGACGATGTTGATGACCCGGTTGCGCAGCCACTCGGCGTCTTCCTCGCGCCACTTGTCCACGAGGTTGGTCCAGTCAGGCCAGACGACGCTGGTCGGGGTAGAGGGGATCGTGCTCATGGCACCTCCGGCGGCGCGTAGAAGTCAGGCAGCGTGCTCGCTGGCGTGTAATCAAACACGGTGTCGTCTTCGGGGTAGGTCTCCGTGCCGGTGACACCGATGATGACGTCCTCCCGGATCCGGCCCCGGATCTGGAAGTTGACGACCTCGTAGTAGCGGCCGTCGTAGTAGACGACATCGTTCAACCGGTCCTCGAACCACGTCTCGTTGATCAGTCCGGCGTCCCACACCCGATGCCCGTGAGCCTCCCGGTCGCTGATGCCGGACTCATAGAGCATCCGGGCGGCAACGGCGAAGCGCAGCGACTGGCTGGGACGCTTGCCCTCGGGCGTGTACTGCTCGGTCCCCTCCACCTGATCGATCCACAGCACGGCAACATTGAGGCCCGGCTTGTACTTCCGCCCGCCCTCATCGTAGACGTCGTCATACTGGGAGTTGGCCGTGTCGAAGCAGAACCACACGACGTTCTCGCCCACTTGATGCTGGAAGCGGCCGAACTCCTTCCAGATGTGGTTCGCCTCGCGCCGGGAGTCGATCACCGCAGCCTCGGATGCCGGAGCACCTGGGCTCCGGAGTAGATCGGGTCATCAAGGCTCGGCACGTCGTCTGCACCCCAGTCGATCTGGGCACCGCGCAGCGAGGACATGCCCTGGGGAACCGGCGAGCCGGGATGCCACGGCCGAGCACCCGGCGTGGAAGCGATCATGTTGGTGAACTGCTGATGCGCCTTGTGGATCGCTGGTGATGACATCAAAGGGCTGATCGAGGGCTTGAACGGCTCTCCGGTCTCGGGGTTGCCTCCCGGAGTCACCCGATTGGCGAACGACGCACCCATCGGCGTGAGATGTTCGGTGTCGTGCTCGATGCCGCCTTGCGTACCGCCTGCTGCATGCCACATCGCTGGCGCCAGGCCCTGACCGCGGAAACGGGGGTGCACGTAGACCGTGCTCACCACGGCAGGACCACCCGTCGATCGAGGAGGGTCGAGTGACAGGAAGCCCGCCGGGGTGCGCTTGCCCTCGCCGTGATGGTGCACGGCAACCTCGTTCGCCGGAGCGTCCTCCTGCGGAACGATCGTGAAGCGAAAGTTCTTGAACTGCTTGCCTTCGTGCATTCCTGCGGGCATCACCAGCCTCCCCACGTCGATGAGTACACATCCAACTCGTTGCCAGCCGTCGAGTGGTCGCCTGACTGCTTGTGCGGGTCGATCTTCGGGTAGATCCGCTCCGGCCAACGAGGGTCACCGAACTCCCGTGGCCTGTAGACGGGAACAAGGCGGTTCGTCGTCAGCGACGTCCGGCGCAGGCAGAACTGCTCGATCCGCTCCAGCCCGACATTGAGCAGCGAGGCGATGCGCCGGTACTCGGCCTGCCAGTACTGGAGCATCTCCCAGACCTGCCGGAAACGCTGCGAGGCTGGGATGTTCATGCCCTCCGGTGTTGACACATCGATGTCGGTGGACAACTCCGAGGCCAGCGACCACAGCGCCTGGACCACGGTGCCGATGCTGATGGCATCAGCCTCTGTGGCCGTGAAGTCACCGATGCTGGCGTCCTCCCGGCCCTCCATGTGGTAGTTGATGGTGACACCAGCGAAGAACATCAGGTCCTCGTTGAGGAACCAGGTGTAGTGGTAACCGGAAACACCGACCCCGCCGGTCCAGTCGGTCGGCGTATCGAACTTCAGGACCCCGTTGCGGGCGTCGAGCATGTAGCCAGCAGTGACCGGCACGCCATCCGCCGGATGCCAGACCGACAGTGTGGACGCCTCGATCATCGGGTGCGACAACCGCAGCGTCGGAGCGCCACGGTCGTAGGGCGTCTCGAAGAACTGGCCGAAGTCTCGCAGCCGAGCCCGAGCCGTGGCGGCAATGGTCTCCTGGGTCGCGCTCATGGCGGCGGATACTACTCCTTGGGCCAGACCTGGACAGTTCCCAGGTACACCTTGGTGGCCTTCGCCGTGCCCAGATAGATGGCGTAAGCATCGTTCAGGATGATGCCGACGTTGGCGGGTGGGACACGCCCGTGCGCCACGAGACTTGATGTGGCAGCAAGAGCGGCGTCGCCCTCAGCATGAGGCGGGATGAAGATCGCACCCGTGGCGAGGATGTCACCGGACGCCGTGAGCAGGATCGAGGAGAGCGAGTGCTTCGTGCCTACCGAGGAAAGCGACGAGGAGGCCGAGATCGGCAGGCCCACACCTGCACCACCACGTGCTCCTACGCCAGGGGCGAACCCTGAGGTGGCATGCAACGTTGCCACACCTGTGCGCTGACCCCGTCCTGTTGCCGTCAACGAACCAGTGGCACTGAGGAAGGCGGCACCGCCGAAGGCCATCGGTCGGAACCCGACACCATGCAGCGTGGCGACCGAGGACAGCGTGAGCGAGCCCAAGCCCATCAGGTTCCCGGCCACGACGAAATGGCTGCTCGCTGACATGGACAGCGAGTGGGAGGCAACCCTGCGTGATGTCGTTGACAGCGCCGCGGAGGATCCCAACGTCGCCGTACCCTGGGAGCCACGAGTTGATGTCGACGTCAACGCTGTCACGGCGGTCAGTGCCGCGGTGCTGCGAGACTCCCGCTTCTGCTGCGTGGCGAACCCGGACGTTGCTCCGAGCAGGATGGAGCCGCTGGACCGACGTACACCAGTGGCCGAGAGCGAACTGGTGGCCCCGAAGTTGTCGATGACCCCGTCCGCAGCCGGTGGCCGGAACCCTTCAGCAGTCAGCGTTGATGTCGACGTCAGAGAGAGCGAGCGGGCAGCCGTGCGCCGAGCAGTCGCCGTCAACGTTGAAGTGGAACCAAACGACCCAGCCGAGCGGTCTGCCGTACGTCGTCCGGTGACGACCGTCGAGCCCGTGCTACCAACCGTGCCCGAGCCAAGTGCCGCCCGCTTGGAGGTGATCGTCAGCATGGCTGCTGCACTCAACGAGGCCGTCGAGAGCGCCTGACGGCGAGACGTGATGCTCAGAGCCGTTGTCGACGTCAGCAGGAGTGAACCAAGGTGCTGCGCCTTGCCGGTGGCCGTGAGCGTCCCTGTTGCCGTGAGCAGGGCCGTACCCTGTCCGGCGCGGACCCCGAAACCCGTGACAGTGAGCGTTGCTGTCGACACCAGTGCCGCCGTGCTTCGGCTCTGCCGGACACCGGTCCCCACGACCGATGATGTCGAAGGCAGCACAATAGCACTCGTGCCACCCCGCTTTGATGTCAGTGTCAATGACGACGTCGTAGAGCCAATCGTGCCCGCTGAGAACGCCGCTGTACGTCGGGCTGTGCTTGAAAGAGATGATGTTGATGTCAGTACTCCGAACGTCCCACCCCGCCAAGCGAGGATCTGCGGCGTCGAGCCGCCCTCCTGCATGCCGATCCACTGGCCAGTGTGGGCCGAGTCGGTGGCCGTGGCGACCTGCACGCCGTTGCGGTACAGCGTCAGAAGCGACCCGACAGCGGTGAGGCGCAGGGTGACCGCACCAGTGATAGGCGTGATGGCGACGTCGGCCAGGAACCCGACGAACGAGCCGCTGGTGTACTTCATGATCCACGCCTTGGCCCCGCCCGATGACGAGTCGAGCATGCCGACGTAGCAGGAGCCGTAGCCATTGGTGATCGAGTTGTTGGTCGAGCCTCGCACCAGGCAGCCCGAGTCCGACGTCGAACCACTAGGCAGATCGACCTCGACGTACTGGTCATTCGGAGCCGCCGTCTGGTACCACGCCGCAGGTGAGGACCCCGTGCGCAGCGCGGCGTTGGAGGAGATCTTGTAGCCCTCACCAATCCAGTTGGCCCCGAGCCCGACCCCTGCTGAAACGGGTTCAGTGGTGTCAGCCCGATCGAACGTGTCACTGTAAGCAAGTGCGCCGCTGAACGTGCCGAACGACTTGCGGGTCTCCGCTGCGCTGAGCGTCGCCACGGCATTGAGTGTCAACGATCGCAAAGCCTGACGCTGTCCTGTTGCCGTCAACGAACTGGTTGACGTCATCGTCCCCGAGCCAGAAGGGCCAGTCACCAAGACGATGTTCAGCGTCGGTGTGACGGTGTAGGTAACACCGGTCGTCGTGCCGTTGCGGGTGATTCGGAACTTGATGATGTCGTTGTGGGCGAGGGCAGCGGCCTTCAGGGTGACCGAGTACAGGAACTCCGTGAAGTTGTTGTTGCCCCACGCCGCTGTGACATCAACGACACCGTCCTCCGAGACCCGACCAACCTGCATCGACCCCGTGCCACCGGTCAGGCGAGCAGCGGAGATCGCCGCATCGTTGGTCAACGATGCTGAGTCATAGACCGCCACATGCGGATCACCGCCAAGGACCTGGAAGACGACATCATTGGAGGTCGAGAGCCAGTCGCTGAAGGAGACCAGGTAGGTGTACTGCTCGCCGGAGTGCGCGCCTGTCGGGGCGACCCCGTAGATGACGGACTCCCCGCCAGGGATGGTGGTGCACTCGATCGCTGCCCAGTACTTGGTGCCATTGGCCAGCGTGAAGGGCGCGAAAGCGAACTCGAACCAGGTCCCTGCCGAGGTTGGAAGGCTGGAGGTTGGGATCGTGGTCGTGGACGAGGCAACCACCGTCCCTGGCTTGCCCGCGTTGTCCGAGTAGATCTTGGAGGTCACCGTCGGCCCTGACAAAGGGTTCGACCACAGCATGAACCTCGTCTTCGACATCGCATTGCCGTTGCCGATGAAGGACTGCGCTGTGCGGACGATGTCGGTGGTGAGGGCGTTGGCGGTTGTCTGGGCCGTGTACGCGTCAATCAGTACCTGAGGCGTCTTCCACACCCCGGCGTTGTTGAGGTCGTACTGCAACTCGTAGGTGAAGTAGATCTCGTTGAGTGCGTTGTTCGTCGTCTGCAACCGGACCCGGACCCCGAGGTTCAAGTCCCCGGTGGTCAGGTTGGGCGAGTACGCCGTGTCCTGGGCTGCCAGAGCCGTGCTTCCGGACTCAGTTCCATCAGCATAGAAGCGGTACGCCGCCTGGGAGATGGTCGCCGCGTTCTTGGTGACGTTGATCGTCGGTGTGACCGAGTAGGTCATCGTCGTGTCGACCGACGTCGGGACGACGCGGAACTTCAGGACGAAGCCGTTGCCCATCTGGGTCCGGTCGGCATAGAGCGTGTACAGCAACTCGGTGAAGTTGTTGCCACCCCACCCGACGTCGTCGGCTACAGCGTCCTCGGAGACCTTGCCCGCCACGAACGTCCCCGTGCCACCGGTCAACTTGTTGGTCGTCGCCTGTCCATCAGTGGTTCCGGAATCAGGGAACGGCTGCACATAGCCAGAACCCAATACGACGTTGTTCCACGGTCCCGAGGACTCCTGGACCTGGAGCGTCCAGTCCTCCGTCGAGGCGACAGCCTGGGCCGACGTCGACTGCAAGCGGATCCGCAACTGGCCGAAGAAGTCATTCGGTGAGGCGTCATAGGCGAAGGCGGTGTCCTGAGCGGCAATGGCGGTCCCCGCCGACTCCGAGCCACCCGAAGCGTAGAAGCGGTACGCCGCCTGCGTGACGAGAGCGGGCGCGTACGCCTGGAGAATCGTGACGATCGAGCCGTTGCCAGCGGTCAGGGCAGCCGCTGCGTTGTACGTCTGATGATTGGCGCCGGTGAGGATCTTGTACTGGATGAGGCCGAAGTTGTTGGTGGCAGCACTGCTGCCCGTCGAGCCGAGGGAGACACCGGCCGACCACGACCCTCCGGTGGTGTCGGTGTCCGAAGTGCCGAACGAGGAAGCGTTCGACTGGAACATGAAACCAACAGCAAGATCACCAATGACTGGGGTCGTGCCGGTCGTCGTTGCCGAGGCAGCGGTCGTCGTCGTTGAGTAGTTGGTGCCAGCCGTCGAGCGAGTCAGAGCAAACAGGCCTGAGAACTCCAGCGCCTGGGTGGCCTTCATCACCGTCGAAGAGTCGAGGGTTGCGGTGTAGCCAGCCACCGGCCAGGCGACCGTCGTCCGGATGGCCCACAACTCACCGGAGGCGAACGCCCCCGCCGATGTCGACGTCGAACGGGCCGCACCCAGGAACACCCACGAGGCCGTCTCACCAGCGGCGACACCGATGCTGCTGACAACAGGCTTGCTCGCTACGGCAGCGTTGTCGAACAGGATCCCGGCGATGATCGTGTTCCCCGCCGGGACGATCGTTGACAGGTTGACGGCGATCGTCGTGCCCGCCGCCTTGATCGGCGTGGCGGCTGTGTGGTTCTTGACGAAGGCGACGGCCACCGTCGCACCAATCAGTCGAAGGCGACTGTGGCGGAAGTCACCTGATACGTGCCCTGCGCGCCGTACGGTCCCTCGGAGGCGGCAAAGGCTCCGGAACCACCACGGGTGCCCGCCGTCGAGGCGGTCATGAAGGCATAGTGCGAGACCGTGGCACCGGCGGGGATGTCAAAGGTCTGCGCCGCCGAGATGGATGCATCACCGTTGGCCGAGGCGCCGAAGGTGACCTGCTTGCGGGCGTAGGCCGGGGAACCTCCGGCGATCTCGGACCCGGCACCAGTGGGGTCGCCGTTGTAGAGGGCGAGCCAGGTGTAGGCGCTCTTCCAGGCGTCGCAGGCGGTGTTGAGGCCAGCAGAGGTCAAAGGCATTGAAGGCTCCTCATGGGGCTGTGATGACGTACAACGTTTCGGCGTCGTAGGTGTCGAGGTTGTTGTATTCAGTCTGCGTGCCAGACCACCACTCTGGTGTGACACCAGGCTTCCCCGGAGGACCGGGAATGCCACCGGGCGCCGACACGACCTGCGTGGTCCCGGTGTTGGCCACGACCTGCGCAACAGCAGGCGTCATGGCTGTTACCACAACAGTGGGCGGTGGAGCGGGGATCACAGCGTCACCTGCTGACCAACCCGAGCCTTCCCCGAGAGCATCGTCCTGGGATAGGCGTAGTACAGCGTGCCGTCGTCGGTGTTGGTCTGGAGGTCCCAGAAGTACTCGCCGGGGTAGAACGTCGTGCCCGAGAGCGTCACCATGGTGCCCGGCGGCATGGTGGCCGTGCGCGGCATGAATGTTGCCGTCACCAGGAAGTCAGTCATCAGGATGCCAATCGGCCGCACCGGGGGCCACCAGTAGCCGTAGCGCTGCCAGTACTTAGTGCGGACCTGCGAGGCCCAGGTGGCTTGGACCCAGGGGATCTGGGTGGTGACAGGCGGCTCGCTGTCATCAACATCGGTGTAGGTCCACTGTCCGTTGCCGTCATCAGCCCACCCGGCACCGACCGGCTGCTCCTCGACATAGGCCATGCCCTGGAACAAGAAGGCGAACACGGCCCAGTCACCAGCGGTATACGCCAGGTCCCGGGAGCCCGGGAGCAGTGACGAGACGCCTCCGTCGCCCCCCGAAGAACCCCCCGAGCCTCCAGGGGCGACGAAGCCGCTGCCCGGGATGCCGGGCGTCACGAACGCATTGGCGTAGGGGGAGTGCTCGACACCTTCCATCTGGACGGCGCTCGACAGTGCGATCAGTGTCGTCTCTCCTGATGTGACAACACCGGTTCCGAGTGCGTTGATGTCGGTCACAGACCCTCCTCTAGGTACGGATCATCCAGTTCACACCGAGGAACGGCGGCAGGGTGCTGATGGGCGCCCCACCGCCGACGACCTGCTCGGTCAGACCGACGAGCGAACCCGTGCTTGGTTCGACGTGCACGGTGTGGCTGTGGCCACCACCGACCGCCGTCACATGGGTGTGCTCGCTCCTCCCTGATGTGACTTCTACTCCAGTGGCGGCTCGTGTTGTTGCATCCACCTCCTGAACTGCCACCGGGTGACTCGCGTCGTTGAATGGACCATCGAGGCGGCGTGTGCCGCCGAAGTACTTGGCGATGAACGCCCCACCACCGGCACCGTCTGCCCAGACGTGTGCATGTCCACCGTCTGCCACGTGATGCTCATGAGCACCTCCTGACAAGACGTCATGGGAATGGTCGGGCACGGCAATCGCCGTGGCGGCGTGCGTGTGCCCGGTGAGAGGGTTTGCCGCCACGTTGTGGCGATGCGGCGGCATGTTGTTCGTGCCAAGCGTGACCGTCGAGGATCCACCACGGTTCCCTACCGGTGCTTGCATCAACACGCTGTTACGAGCATCAGGAAGCCTGAAGTTGGAACCTTCTCTCCACTGCGGGAACTTGTCCCACAGCCTTCCTGAGACAGCCTGGGAGACCACTCGCCCGTCGAGGATGAGCCAGCCGGGGTCTGCTTCCGCCGCCATGGTGGCAACGACAACACCGGCTGGCGTTGGGTCGGCTGCGATGTTCCCCCATTCCGTACCGCTCCACAGCCAGAGCGTGCCATCACTGCGCTGGAAGAGGCCTCCAGCCACACCGCCAATCGGGAGCGTGTGCCCTCGGAGCAGATTGGTGCCGACAACAGTGCCGCGGGAGACGATGCTGTTGTCGGCTTCGACCGTCTCGGCCTGGAAGTTCCGGACGGCCAGATCACCGAGCACGGTGAGCCAGGTTCCGGAAGCAGTCACCCCGACCAGAGGCCAGTTGAGCGATCCATCGTGGCTGATGCTGAACTTGAACGTGGTCCCGGCAGTGTTGTAGACGGACACAATCGTGCCGTTGTCAATGGCAGTGGCCAACTTCAGCGGAAGCATGATCCGCTTGTCGGTGATGACTGACACACCGGCACCGACGTACACCGCCGCCAACACCATCCGGTCATCCGGGATCGCCGGGAAGACCGGGTTGGGGTTGGCCGTGCCCTGAAGGACTCCCACGACACCGCTCTGGTTCACTGTCACCAGGTCGAAGCGCGCCTCGGCGGTCACCGAGCCGATGAGGGCGATCGTCGCCGCCACAGGCACGATGACACCGTTGACGACGACAACACCCGTGGTCACATTGACCTGTGATGCCACACCACCATCGGTGACCTGGCAGCCGGTGATGACACCGTACCGATGGTTGCCGAGGATGGTGAAGTCACCGGAATCAGGCTCGGCAACATCGAGGTTCCCGGCAACGTCCGGTGTGTTCTTGACGGTGAACCCAAGCAGGGCGACCACGGGGGCTCCTTCAGGCCGGACGCGGATAGTTCATGACACCAGCACGGTTCTTGCCCGCCGCCTCGGCTTCCAGGACAGCGTCGTACTCCTCCGGGTTGGCGTCGATGTACTCGGTGATCTCGGACACGGTGTAGTCAGCCGGATCGAATACCCGGTACGCCTCCAGTTGGTTGAGCAAGGTGGTGCGGTTCTTGCCCGCCGCCTCGGCGGCATAGATGTCCTCCACCTCATCCGGATGCGCTTCGACGTACTCCACCACCTCAGGCACCGTGTGGTCAGCAGGATCGAACGGCCCTGTTGACTCATCAAGAGCCATGGTCTCCTCGCCACCGCCACCTTCCTCGACCATCATCGGGCTGGTGGTGGCAACAGCGGTGATGGTGATCGGGTACGAACCCGCTGCCGGAGTACCGGTCGAGGTCGCCGTGCCACCGGAAGCAGCCGACGTGACGTTCGCCGCCGTGTCAGCGAAGGTGAACGTCGTGCCCGAGGGCGTGCTGGCAACGACCCAGGTGCCATCGAACGGAGCGCCAACACCGGCCACGATGACCTGCTGGCCGATGGCGAAGCCGTGGGCCACCGTTGTGGTGAGGGTGGCGACGTTGCTCGTCAGCGCCTTGTTGGAGATGGTGCGCTGCGTGTCGGTGACCGTGAGCGTCGCCGTCTTGGACCCCGCCGTGGCGTAGGTGACCTGCGTCGGTGCCTTCACGGTCTGGGGCGTCGGCGTGCCGTTGGGCGGGAACGCCCACGAGAAGTCCTGATCGGCACGTGTGGACGTCGAGTTGAGGCTGAAGGTCCATTTCAACCCGTTGTTGGCTGCGGCGTCGGCATTGACGGTTGATGTGGCAACAGTGCCCTTCGAGCCCCAGGTGTTGGGACCGTGGACAGCGATGATGCTCATTGGGCCTCCTAGCCCCTGAAGGGCATCTCCATCAGGAGATCCCGGTCGAACAAGATCTGGGCCACCCGCTCGGGCACCCGGTAGCGCGTCCCTGCCTTGAAGTCGAACGAGTCCTCACCGATCGTCATCTGCTCGATGGTGATGTTCGGCCGGATGATGTAGCCGACAGCACCCTGCGGTGCCTGAAGTGGCACCTCGTGCACCTCGTCCACGATCAGCGGCTTCTCGAAGATGCCGTTCAGCGTGCCCAGGGTGGGCTCTTCGTCAGGCTCGGTCTGCTGCTGCGGTTGCTGCCGTGCTGTCGCCATCAACATTCTCCTTGTTACGAGAACCGGGGAGGCCCGAAAGCCTCCCCGGTCCATGCGCCATAGAGCGGATCGTACCCGCTCAGTTGGTGATGATCCGAACCACCGCCGCGTCGGTCACGGTGCCAAAGCCCCAGATGCCGTACCACGCCAGGGCGTGCTCACGACCGAAGTCGAGCACGCCGCCGTCACGCAGTTCGACGGGGAGGCTGATGGCATGCCCGAAGGCGTTGTCACCGACCATCAGCGCCTCGAAGGCGCCGGGGAGTGGCGTCGGCCAGGTCTGGCCCCAGCCCGGTGTTGCCACATCACCAGGACCGAGATCCTGGTACGACGAACCGGCAACTTGCTCGATGTCGTCACCAGCCCCGCCCTCACCGGTCTTCCCGAAGGTGTCACGCCAGAAGGTCTGGAGCACCGAGGGGTCGTCGCCGGTCGGGGTGAGGTTGGTCGAGGTGCCGGTGCCGATGCCGACCGGAGCGCCGATCTGGGTGGTCTCGATGAAGACCACGTCGTTGATCCGGCCGATCTCGCCCAGCATGAAGTTGCCCGGCGCCGCGTACTTGGTGACCTCGATCCACTCCGGGGTGTCCCGAAGGCGCCGTGCCTGGTGCGGGTGCACGAAGCAGACGTAGGTCTCACCGAGGCGAGGGATGTTCTTGGAGGCCAGGGCCTCCACGGCATCCTTCACCGAGTGCGGGTGGAGGTAGAACGGCCCACCCGAGGGCGCCGTCCCGGCCACCGTGGCCCACGTGCCGACCGTGCCGGGCTCGTACACGCCGTACCCGGCGTTGATGGCAGCAGGCTTGGCGTAGCCGTAGACCTCCGACGTCGACCGCTGGAGCGTCGTGCGCGCCTGCGTGTCGAGGTAGAGCGCCATGTTGCGCCCGAGGAGCCGAGATGCTGATGCCATCACATCATCGAAGGAAGCGTTGAGGAGCAGTTCGCTGACGGCAACAGCGAAGCCCTGCTCGGCCACCTTGATGTTGTACTGCTGGGCGGACAGACCGTGGGTCCGCATGCGCACACCCTCCACCAGCGGTCCCGCCGGGACCGGGAGGTTGTTGTAACGCATGAAGTTGACAGTCAGACCCGGCATGACGCCGAGTTCAGTCTTCTTCACCGCGAACTGCTCGAACCGCAGCACCGGCATCGCCTGGAACAAGATCTCCTTGCTCCAGATCGTCTGGATCGCTGGCCCGAGCATGGTCGAAGGGTTGGTGGCACCAGTCGCCGGAGCGACGCCGTACCCAAGGCCCGTCTGGTTGGCACCAACCGCCGCGGCTGCGTCGTAGCCAGCAGCAGGCTGGTAGATGGAGTTGGTCGCACCGGCTGCCACCTGCGGGGTACCGGTGATCGCAGTGTTCTGCGGGAATGGGGAACCGAGCGGGGCCGGTCCGGCCATGGAGCCCTCCTAAGGGACGTTCGTTGTTGACGGTTACTACCGGCGTCGCGCTTGCGACGCTGACTGCATCAGCCGGTCCCGGTACTTCGTGTACGTCGCCATATCCATCGACCGGATGTCATCCGGCGTCAACGTCTCGAACGTCGTCTGTTGCTCCATAGGCCCCGAAGGTGGCGCCGTGACGGCGGTCCCCCGGTACTGCTGGCGCTGCGAGGTTACAGCACCTTGAACGGACGCGAGGATCTGCGCCGTCCGCGCCTTCATCAACTCGATGCTGGCGTCGATCTCCGCTTCGTTGTTGCCGGTGATCAGATCCCGCAGTTCGGGCATGATCCACTCGGCTTCCTGGTCGACCCGAGCCCGCTGGTAGTTCACCAACTCGTTGAAGCGGCGCTCCTGCTCCAGCACGGCCCGGTCACGCTCACGCTCTGCTTCCAACGACTGGAAGCGTTGCGACCACTCATGCTCCTTGGTCTCCAGGAGCGAGCGGACGTCCATCTCCTCCTCACGCTTCTTGCGATCAGCCTCCTCGCGGGCTCGAAGTTCGTCAGCGATGGCGGCTTCCCGGGCCTCCCGCTCCTGCTGGAGGGTCTTCAGTTGGGTGTCCATCTCATCGATGCGCCCGTACAACTTGTCCTTCTCCTCCCGGCGGATGCGAGCCACATCCTCCTCGGTGAAGAGACGCTGACCTCCGGCGGTGTAACCGCCACCAGCAGCCGTCCCGGCCCCAACGCCCTGCCCAGGGTTGATCAGGCCGCTGTTACTATTTGCAACTTGGCCTGGCTGGAGATCGGCATAGGTGACCGGTGGCTGGCGGGGATCCGTGCCCACAAGTACGCCCTGAGCAGGGGTTTCAGGGGGCAGGCCACCGGCGCCTTCCGCAGCAGTACCTGACATCATGTCCTCCGTCGAGTTGTCCGTATACGCGAAGGATGCCACAACGTCGCTGATGAGGGCTATACCCCGTCACTTGTTGGTGTTGTCATAGTCCAACGTCTGCGGCGGGGCGATTCCGTAAGCAAGTTGCATGATCTGCTGAGCCAGGACCGGGTCGACCGGTCCACCCGGCATCGAACCGTCCTCCATCATCATCGGCGTGCCGTCCGGCATGATGCCGGTAGCAGCGATCTGGAACTGGGTCAGTTGCGCCCGGATGAGATCAAGCGCCGCCTGCTCCTTGGTGTCCTCCAGCAGTTCCTCAAAGATCTCCTGGACCTTCTGGTCGGGGAACTGCTCACCCAGGTCCCGCAGAGCGCCACGCTTGGACTCCAGGCCGAGCGCCATCTTCGCCTGGATCTCGTTGATCTTGACCAAGAGATCCATCGGCAGCGGCGAGATCCAGTTGACCTCGGTCTTGTAGGTCAGCGCGTCGGTCGGATCCAGTTCCAGCATCTGATCCGGCTTGGGCGGCACGCCCGACAGGATCGGGTTGAACACCAGCGCCTCGGGCTCGAAGATGGCGAGCGTCTTGATCACATGGCGGTTGATGTCCTTCAGGCCCCGGGTGTACTGCACCACCTTGATGTGACGACGCATCATCAGCGGCTGGTACTGGATGGTGAGCGCCGTGCCGGTGGTGTTGGAGATCGGCTGCTGCTGGCCGAGCGCACCGGCAGGCACACCAGTCGACTCGTGCATCGCCTGCTTCAGCACCTCCAGGAAGCCGAGCATCCCGGTGAAGTCCGTCCGCATCTCCAGGTTCTGGATCTGGGCGTCCTTGTTGCCGATGGCCCAGACCTTCTTGGCGCCCTTCTCCAGGCCCGAAGCCTTGGCCCCGATGATGACGGTGACAGGCGAGCCATGGTAGTTGATGATGTCGGAGATCTCGGTGGCCTTCTCGTTGTACTCCCGGTTCAGGCTGATGATGTCCTGGATGTCCGAGAGGCCCCACGGGCTCGATGCCACCGGGTAGTTCGGGATGAACGCCACCGGGATCTCGCCCAGGGGGTTCGGGCGCCGGTCGATCAACTCGTCGTTGACGTACTCCTCGATCATGGAGTCCGTGATCAACTCGACGTAGGTGTTGACCGCCCTGGTTCCATCAGCAGCGGTCGCCCAGAACTTGTACTTCAACTTGAAGCGGATCATCCGCTCCCGGTCGTGCGGGTGGAACTCCGGGAAGCAGAACGCCGGGTTCAGCGGCAGGATGCGCACCCGGCCGGGATGCGGCAGGCCCGCGGCGTCCACGAAGGGTTCCTCATAGGCGGTCTTGACGAACACGTCGCCGGAGACACCACCCTGCTGCGCCATCTCCCACAGGATGTTGTGCTTGTTGTTGTCGACCTCCCAGACCCGCTTCAGCAGCGGGGGCAGGATGGCCGACGTGGCCTCGGGGGAGGCGAACTCGACCCCTTGGCCAAAGCAGAAGTTGTTGATGTAATCAGCGAACGCCTTGACGTAGTTGAACGTCAACTGCGAGTCACCGATCTCCCGCCGGTAGGCCCAGTGGTGACCGAGGTACCACGCCCAGTTGCTGGCGTAGCGGGTCAGACGAGGCCCATGGACCTCGAACTCCTCATCGGCCAACTCCACGAGCCCCAGGGGGCTTACGGCAACAGTGAGATCGCTGGCTGCGGCCCGGTACGAGGCTGGTGCGAAACTGATCATGCTCATGACACCATCCTCGTGCGGTCCGGGCCGCAACCAGAGTAGTGCCTACCGACGAGCCGTCTGGGTCTGCTGGCGCTCGGCCTGCCGCTCCTCGGCTTCCTTCACCTTGTCGGGGTTGGCCTTCTTCCACTCTTCGATCTCGCGTTCTCCGGCCTCCCGAACCTGCTGAGCCTCCTTGTCGCGCTGCTCCTGCGCCTTGCGCTGGCGGTCGCTCATGTGCTCAGCCTGGGACTCCAGGTACTTCTCCTTCGCCGCTTCCGGCGTCGGCTCCGGCTGGTTGGGCATCGGGTTGGGCGGGAACGCCGCCCCACCGGTCTGCGCCTGCCAGACCCTCGCCTCGACCTCGGCCTCCACATCAGCCAGCGAGCGCTTGTCGCCAGAGTTGACGGCCTGAGCGACGGTGGCGTCCGCTTCGAGGTCCTTCTTGCGTTGAGCGGGAGTGCGATCCTCGCTGTCGGCCATGTCATTCCTCCTGGTAGTTCGACTGGAAGTCGATGACTACAACCGTAGCGTGTTCCATCTACCTGCTCACGTCTCCGACACGCTACCCCAGCGACAACGCGCCCCAAACCACTGACATTGACACTAGGGTTCCGAACCCTGCTACAGTGGCACTCATGATCGGGTACAAGAACGAAGCACTGAAGCGGGTCGGCGTGAGCAAGCACCGGCTGATGTCCGGGCACTCGGAGACCTGTGTCGTGTGCGACAAGACACTGGTCCCCGGTGATCCGCCCCACACCTGCGCCGAGCACTCGGACTGGGAACTGGTCGTTGTTGACACCGACAGCCAAGGCAAGACCGAGCAGTACCTACTGGGTCACGAGAACGAGGACTGAGGGCTGATCCTCCGACCCCTCTTCTTGAACTGCGCCGAGTACTGGGGCATGGCAGACCATACCTCACGCTGCTCCGGCGTGTCCTCGGCCATGATGTCGCCCCGGCGGTTGCCCGGGTGGTACGGGTTGTTGCGGTCCCCGACATAGGCGCCCTTGCGACTGATCTCCCCGTAGGCCATCTGCTCGTTGGCCAGCGTCGAGCGCCGGGCGGCAACCTCACCCCTGGGCGTGCGGGGGAACGCTGCTGGCACATCAAGGTTGCCCTCGTTCCCCGCCCAGCCACCGAGGTGCCGACCGGGCTGCATCAGCGTCGTCTGGTTCGCCTCGGCGTAGGTCCGGATCGAGGAGCCGGTCGACGGCAGGGCATGGGTGCCCTCCTGGACGTCCCGCTGGCCGACCATGAAGACGTTCCTGGGCTGCTCCCCGCCGCGGCGCATGTTCGCCGTGAACCCGCCGATGTCGGGGTCGTTGAGTTTGGCCGCGAGGCCCTCGAACTGCGCGTCGGAGAGCATCAGACCTTCCGTTCGATCTGGCGCTTGCGAGCGTTCACCGCCCGCATTGCATCCGGCATCAACCGGGCGGGCATGAAGGTGTCCATCTTGGCCTCAGCCGCCTGCATCGCCTGGGGCTTGGGCTTCATCTGGATGAACGGGTTGACCGGGACCCACCTGTTGTCGCTGTACGGCTGCGGACGCCGGACCCCGAACTTGTAGGGGACAACAGTAGGGCGCCCCGGCCCGGGCGCCCCTCCTGCTGTCTTGGCGACCGTCGCGGGCTTCGCCACCGAACCGGTCTTGGCTGTTGCCATGATCAGTCAGGCACGTTGGCCCGGTTGATGCGGTGGATGCGGCCCTCGGAGCCGTACTCGCGCTCGAACGACGGCGGCATCATGCCGGTGTGAGCACCCTGGACGAACTCGGCCAGGAGGCTCGGTGCCTCGATCCACGTCGAGGAGCCGAGGTGAGCCCGCTCCTTCATGGTCTCGGCGGGCGACTTGGTGACCGTCGCCCAGCCGCCGTACTCCGTGCCCTGCGTGTCGCCGTAGGCGCCCTGCTGGAAGTCACGGGGGACATCGGTGTCGGTGGCGATGCCTTCCTCGAAACGCAGCGGACCGCGCCGACGCTGGTTGTCAGCAAGGTCGTACTCGTACTGGACCTCAGGATCGGGGTAGCCCATCAGCGTTCTCCTTGTTCGGCCGATCGGGGCGGATGATACACCTACCGCTGCTGAGCGGCGTAGAAGGGGTTGTTGAATACCTCAACAGAATCCACCTCTTCGACCTGACTCATCGACACGGCGATGGCCAGCGAGTCGGGGAAATCATCGTGCGCCTCGGTCTCATCTGGTGCTGTAACCAGCATGTGACCCTGCTTGTACTCCTTCACCACGTCGGTCATCTGCTGCGTGAACCGGCGATGTGCCCTGGTCCGGCGGGCCTTGGAGTGGCCGGGGAAGACCAGCATGCGCCGGTCGACCATGTTCTGGAGGAACTTCCAGCGAGTCCCCTGGGCCTTCAGGTCGCTTGGTACCGGAACCACTTCCATGTGACTACCGAGCAAGGCAGCCAGGCGCTCGGCCACCGCCGAGCCCATGCCCTGGGCGTCCACACCGCACCGGGCGATGGCGTAGTGGCTCAGGAACTCAGCGATGGTGAAGTACTGCTCCTCCCACGGGACATTGGTCAACTCCAGCCAGTTGAGGATCCGGTGCTCCCGCAACCCGAAGGGATCCGGATACTCCCAGTCGACCCAGCACACCGTGACCACGGTGGAGTCCTTGATGCGCGCCACGTCGATTCCGGCAACACACGGCGAGCGGTACCACGACTTGACCAGTGGCATGGATCGGTCGGCCATCGACTCCAGCACATCCTCGGTGACGAACTGGCCCCGCTCCAGAAGCCACTTGATGCAGTACGACATCTGGAACTCGTCGGAGTCCTCACCGAGGCGCAACTTCTCCTTGGCCACGAACTTCCCGTAGGACGGGTTGTACTTGGCGACGATCTTCCAGTCGTACTCGAAGTGGTTCTGGCGGACGCCCCGTCGCGTGCCCCGGCGCTTGTTCAGTTGGATCGAGCGGAAGAAGTCGCCCTTGACGTAGCCGGGCGTACCGATCTTGACGATGGTACCAGCGTAGGCAGCGAGCATCGGGTGGATCGACTTGCGCACCACGACGTCATCAACATCCTGTGCTTCATCCACCACGATGATGTGGTACGACGAGCCCTCGATCTTGGCCTTTGGGTTGGCTGTCTGCCGCCGGGCGAAGGAGCCGTTCTTCAGCCGGATCATCTTGCCGCGGCCGTCGACCTTGTCATCGATCTCGGGGTCGAGCATGAACTGCTGCGCCCGCTCGCTGGAGAGGCGGTCCACGATGCGCCCGTGGAGCAGTGTTGACTGATCATCGCTCGGCGCGAAGCAGCCCACCCACAGGCCCTTGGCGAAGCGCTTCATGATCTCGAACGACAGGGCCAACTTGGGGAACAGCACCATGCAGCCCGACAGCGTGTCCGCCAACGTCTCGGTCTTGCCCGACTGACGTGACAACAAGCCGCTCAGTTCCTCAGCGTCGTTGAGGATCAGGGACTCAACGATCCGGTAGGCGAACTCGTTCTGGTAGGGATGCAACCGCATCCCGGTGAACTCCTCGTTGAAGATGAGAACCTTCGTCACCAACTGGTGGACGAAGGCCGTCGACTCCTCGTCCAGTTCAAGGACCGGCTCTTCGTCATAGTTCTCTTCGCCCTCGAAATCCTCGTCATAGATCTCCTCAGGCGGATCCTCTACGACCTCGTACAAAGGGGGCGGCATGTTGCCGGAGACTACATGGGAGAAGCCCCCCGGGGAGGGAGACCGACCCTCATCAGATGGGGAGGCCAACGACCCGGGGGGCTTCTCAACAACCGAGGCGGGCGGCGGATCCCACTTTCTCGGCGTTGATTCGCAGGTTACCGCTTCTTGGGAGCCTTGGCAAGAGGCTTGCGCTTGATGACCCGCTTGGGAGCGATGGCAGCCTCGATCTCGGCCGTGCGACCCTCCCTGGCCAGGCGGAACGCCTTCACGCCTCGCTCCAGCATGTCGTCATATGCATCGCCGTAGCGGCCTCTGGAGTGGGCCAACTTGGCCTCCAGGATCTCCTCCAGGAAACCGAACACGCCATTGTCGAGATCCACCACGAAGTAGGGGAACAGCGGGCTGTCCCAGTGCCGACGTGGTTCCGTCGTCACCGCTTAGCCGTGGTCTTCCGAGCCTTGGTAGCGACGGGGGCCTTGGAGATGCGGCCGTTGGACGAGCGCCTGCTGCGCACCGAGACAGCGACCGCTTCGGCTTCCTTCTTGTCCTTGCGGCGCTGGTAGGCGTTCTGCTGCTCCTGCATGCAAGCCGTGCCGTGGCAGCCGTTCTGGTACCGGAAGATCGAGGAGTCGGGGCACGTGGCCGAGTTGCGCTCGGGGTCGATCGCGCACACGCCCTTCTGCCGGAGCACCAGCATCGGCTTGGCCTTGCGGCCGGGGCGCTCCAGGTTGAGGGTCTTCACCTGATCTTCCAGTGCCTTCACACGCTGTTCCAACGTCTTGCTCATGATTCTCAGTGTAGCGAATCCTAAGGCGTTAGGGGAAGCAGGTTGCTAAGAAACTGTCACAGGCCTGCACGGTAGAGCAGCGCCCGCACGATCTCCCCAGCGTGCTCGATGTTTCGCAGCACCTCCTCCAGGGGGACTTCACCCTTGTAGATGCCGTTCGACGCTGTCATCAGAGCAGTGTCAGCAGCCGTTCGCAGGTCCGTGTCGCTCAGCCGGAGAAGACGTTTGTCAAAGTCGCCATTGACACTGACATCACGGCGCTTGAAGATCACGTCATCCTCCGGCGTCGGACGACCTTGGTTTCAGGCTCAGGCGTGGTTCGACGCCGGAGGATCTTCTTGGGCGCCTCGACCTCGGCCTTCTTGGGCTCGTAGATGACGACACGGGCCTCCATGTCGACCTCGGACTTCAGGACCATCTTCTTGCCGACCGGCTCGGCATCAACCCACGTGTAGGGGTTGCACTGGTCACAGGTGACCCGCTCATCCCACCAGATGGTGGTGCAGTCCTTAGCCGTCTTCGTCGGAATGCTCAGCCCGCACCGTGTCACCGTCACCTTGGCGTCCGTCTTCCTCAGCAGGTGCATGACGTCGGGCACCCCATCCTCCGATCTCAGCAGCCTTGGCCTTGATGTTGTAACCACCCAACTGCTTCATAGCATCGGAGTTGGGGTTCGACTTGCACCAACCGACCTGCACGGCGTTGTGACCACAGCGCATTCGGATACCACGGCCTCGGCGGTAGGGCGGGGCCAACTCACGGATCCATGCCGCCGAGAGCAGCATCTTCTCGGTCGTGGGCCGCTCGAAGGCGATGTAGAGCCGCCAGAGCCCGTAGATGCGCGTCCTCATCCGAACTCACTGGCGAACTCAGGGGCCGGGCGGTACGGGAACGAGTTGAGCGTGCTGTTGACAAATCGGCCCGGCGAGCCCGCCGAGCGGAACTCCTCCCACACAGCGAAGCCCACGGCGTCGTAGACGTAGGGCGGGTAAGGCACACCACCAGGGCCGTTGACCCACTCGACTCGCAGTTCCTGTCGGCTCGGGCTGTACATGGCAGCATTCACCCGGCTGGAACCGAAGGAAGCCCGCTGCCAGTCGTCCTCGAAGTCGGCATCGTAGATGGCGACCTGCTCGTGGATGCGCTTGCGGGTGCTCGTCCTGTCAATGTCAACAACTCCGGGCGACGACTTCCCCTTGGCACCGTGCGCCGAGCGTCGGTAGTGGCCATAGCCCTGATACCCCTGCGCCACGGCTCGCTGCGAGCGCCGGGCGTACTCAGCGGCATAGTTACGTGCCCTCGCCAATGAACCCACCTCCCCAGCGGAAGACGATGTTCTCCAGGATGGAGTCTCGCTGCTCCGGGAACATCGTGGTCATCTCCCGGATGATAGCCGTCCGGTTTACTGTTTCCTGTAGCAGCGTTACCAGGTGCTGCGCCTCGTCCTCAGTCAGCAGGGCCACATCGTGTGGCTCGGCCGTCTTGATCTCGATGCCGATGAAGATCTCGCCGTCGTCAGCGAACGACAGCGTGAGGGAGAACCCATCCGGCCGGATCATGGCCTAGTCCAGCAGCAGGCCGATCCAGAAGATCCCGATGACGACGAGGACTGCCACCAGCAGGGCGACGACCAGGCAGTACGCAGCAAGGCCGAGCGTCGCCGCCATCCGGATGAGCACGCTTCCTTCGTCACGGTTCGGATCTTCCCACCTCACCCATCCAGTGTGCCCATCAAGCGGCCCCTCCAGTCGGGAAATGGGGACAGCCTTTCACGTGGGTGTAAACGACCGGCGCCTTGATGTTACGACACATGCACATGTCAACCATCACTTTCGGCCTGGCCATCTCCGGATGACTCCACGCCTGGTAGTCCTGCCGCGGGTGGAAGCCGAGATCCCGGCCAGCCTTGCAGATCCAGCACGGGCAGGCCTGCATGTCCCAGTGCTGCGTCATGATGATCTCGATGATCTTCTGGGACTCCTCCTGGAGGACCACCACGGTGGTGGCTGTGTCCATCAACATCTGAGCCCAGGAACGGTTCTCTTCGGTGTTGTCATCAACCGTCACAGTACGAACCCTCTCAGTCCGGCGTCCTTCAGACGGGCCACGATCTCTTGGCGCAGGCCGTCATGTCGCTCCCGCAGTGCTCGCAACTCCTCATCGAGCGCCTGATACTCCTCGATCAGTTGCTCGATGGTCTTGGAAGGTTGAGCGGCGGTCTTGGGAGGTTGCTTGGGTTGCGCGGCGACGGCCCGCCGCCTAGTAGCCATGTGCGCAGTGGCTAACAGGTCGACGGACCGTCTGTCAATACGGTACCCGAAGAATCAGTAGGATCAGTAGGTGCTCCAGGCCCCCCAACCCGACACGTGGTAGATGTGCACCGCACAGCGGAGGTTGAAATCCGGATCGAACAGGTCCGACCGGCTCCCCCCACAGTCGTCGGCCCACATAGGCATGATCTGCATGAGTCCGGAAGCACCCGAACGGTTGTAGGCACCGGGCTGGCAGTTGGACTCTCGCCACATGAGGCGATCAACAGTTGGCCACTGAGAAGCCGTGAAGCCCGCTCGGAGTGCGTTGTCAGACCACTGTGAGCAACGCCCGCTCAGCGTTGGAGCGGACACCTGCTCGGGCTCGGGCGCTGGAGCCGGTGCTGCGGGAGCGACGTAGGCCTTCTGAGCCTGCGAGACGTCCCACCACCAGACCCCGTCGACCGGTCCAGAGTACAAACCCTGATCGATCGCCGCCTGCTGGAAGCGCTTGACAGCGTTCTCGGTCTGGAGACCGAACCAGGCATCCGATGGGCCGGGCCGGAACCCGTTCTCCCGGAGCCAGGTCTGCATGATCGCCGTCCACGGGTTGTTCCGTGTGCCATAGAGCGGCATGCCAGTCCCGAAGGGATCGGCTACCTCCGGAGCCGCGGCGACCACAGGAGTCGCCTCGGATGAGGGTGGTTGGGGTGCCTCACCGATCATCGTGGTCGGTTGCTCAGGTGACGTCTCTTGTGCGGCAGCAGGGTTGCTGTCGTCAACAAGATTGGCGGCAAAGGCTGCACTCATGAGCACAGCGAGGATTAGCAGTCGCCTCACGACGGTTCTCCTTGTTGTGTTGACAAACCCGTTTCGTCACGGGATCGCAACACTCTACGGGTTCGGAATCTTGAAGGTCAAGTCACGAGCGGATCTTCACCGTGCCACTCGATGACGTCCATCGCCGTAGCAAGCCGCAGCAAGACGTTGTTGCCCAGCGAGTAGAAGCCGAAGCACACCGGGTTGATCTTCTCACCAAGATGATGGTGACAAGGGATGGCACCCATATCTCCACACTCCTTGATCATGGAAGCAACTCGCTCAGCATCGACTGGACTCTTGTTACCAAAGATGCATGTAGCACACTGCTTGCGCCGAACGTGGACCTTGGTGCCGTCGAAGATCTGGTGCTTCTTCTTGCGCGTCACCTCAGGCATCCGCGGAGATGCCGACTCAGATACCCAACCCCCACAGAGCGGCCACAACGAGGACAAGGTGTTGTCACTCTTGCCCTCGATGGCCGCTGCTGATTGTTCCGGCGGTACTTCGCTTGACGACAAGCGCTGCACATCTCTCCTGGGACCTTCGGGTGCAGTCCATTGGCACACAGCGCATTGGCAGCATGATGAATCGTCCGGTGCTCAGAATCTGTAACCGGTACCAGATGTCTTAGGTTTACACACCACTTGTTGCCGCAGGTGTGGTGGAGATCTTGTCCTTCAGGGATCGGTCCCACCAGATGTTCATACACCACACGATGTGCCATTCGGTACAGGTTCTCCTTGTTCGGACCACGCCCGACGTAGCACATGCTGTAACCAGTAACAGACTTAGCACCATCCCAAAGCCAGCAACCCCGTCCTTTGATGATTCGGTCTTCAACCGGCCTTACAGGTGGTGCCATCGCACTACCTTATCACGGCCGTCACGTTGTGCTTCCACACCGGCTCACCATCACCCCGGATGTAGGCATCAACCCAGATCTTCCGGTGGCTCTCCAGGTTCCAGGACCCGTCCTCGTTATAGGCGGGACCGAGGGACGAGTACCACTGCATCTTCGGGTGTCCCCGCACGATCACGGCCGGGCGGCTCCAGCGGAGGCCGTCCGACTCCATGGGATGACGGTCATCGAAGCGCTGGCGCCCCTCGTAACGGCGGACGTGGATGACCTTGTACTGCTCGCCCTCCAGCGGGTGCTTCCGTAAGCGGTCGAACTGGCGCCGCTCGTGCCGCTTGGGGATCCACGGGTCACGGGGGAGGATCCGCTGCCACATCAACCGGAACAGCGACAGCAGGATGCGCCGGACCCGCTCAGCATTGGTGCCCTCGGTGTAATGCAACATCGGCCCGAACGGGACCGCCATGAGCGCCATGGGAAGCACCTGCGGCCTGCCCCGATTGAGCCAAGCGCCTTCCTCGACCAAGTACATCCCAGCGTCATAGAGCGGCACAACTACCAGAGCACCGTGCTCCTTGGTCTGCTTGGTGACCGTCTCGACTTTCTCCGGACTGTCATCAACCAGTTTGTATTCGGCAACAATCTTCTTGTAGTCGGTGACATAGGTGCCATCCCGACCCATGAACGCATAGGCGAACCCGGCGATCTGCATCATCTCGCGCATCGGGTCACCCACCTCGAACAGGTCGTCCTGAAGGGTGTGCTCGAACAGGATGACGCCGCCGTTGTCCGGCACGTCCGTCAGGTGGAAGAAGTCGGCGCCGAACTCCGTCTTGGAGAGGTTGTCCACGATGTGCAGCATGTCGCTGGAAACATAGGTGGTGGAGTTGTGGGCAAAGAGGGAGATCTGAGTCGCCCGGACCGCCATGCGCTCCTCTTCGTTGTATGACTTCCGAGGGTTGCGCTCAGGATCCGTGTAGGCCCGGTACAACCGAGCCACGTGGTCCTCGCCGTGGGGTGAGAGCAGCCAGTTGTACATCTTCAGGTGCGCTTCCAGCGCCTGCCCCGGCGATCGGATGGGCTTGGGCCGCGGCCGGTCCAGATCGATGACCAACGGGTCCCGATCAGGAATGGGGTAGATGACGAGGTTGTCTCCTACCACATCCAGCCGGGTGTGGAAGTCTTCTTCGGGCACCGACAAAGATTACCAATGTTGTGACTTGCAACGCAAGGCATCGGAACCCTACGATGTGCGGCAATGTACGACGAGTGCAAAGCCATCGGCCACGCCATGGACCACGTGCCCAGCGACTGGACGCCACGATGGGGCATACCGCTAACCGTGCGCTGCATGCGTTGCAGCGCCGAGCGCCGGGACATCATCGATGCCCAGGGCAACCTGTCAAGCCGTCGCTACATCTATCCGGACGGCTACAAGGAATGGCGTGGTGACCACGTCGGCATGAAGAAGCCCCAGTACCGGCTGTGGCTTCTGGAGCAGGAGATGGCTGCGCTCACACGCAGGAACAAGCGACGGGCGGCATCATGACAGATACCAGTGACAACGGTGTGTTGACGGAACCAACCAGGGCACAGGAGATGGCTGAGCAGATCTCCCAGCCCAAGAAGACGTACCCCTCGCAGACCAAGAAGGCCCGGTGCCCGGTCTGCAAGAAGCCGCAGTACACCCGGGACATGGGCAACCACCTCCGGCAGGTTCACAAGATCCCGGTGCCCGCCCGCCAGCGCGACGCTCACGAGTGGGCGGCGAACTGGATCAAAGAGCAGGACGCCTACAAGGATGGCCCCCGCAAGGCCCCTCCGGCCAAGGTGGCGGCACCGGCCAAGACCCCCGCACCTCCCAAGGTGCAGCATGACGTGATTCCGACATCAGAAGACGTCACCATCGCCATCGTCCGCTCATTGTTCGACGGCGATTTCCCGATCAAGCACCTCCGGGCCATCATGCACCTGGAGACAGCCGTCAGTGACTTCCTGAAGGAGATCGCTCTTGCCCAACACACCTGATCCACTGGCCCGCTGTAAGACCTGTGGCAACCACAACATCAACTGCATCTGCGAGCCTGAGGTCACCACGCAATGGTGCTTCTTGGGCGAGCCCAACCTGATCGCCTCGTTTGTCTACGCCAACAGCCACCTGTACGAAGAGAGCACCCTCTTCGCCACCATCGAGTACGAGACCATGTCCATCCGCACCTCGACCGGGTCACGGATGATCTACTCCAGCCGTCCCCAGCCCGACATCCCGAGATTGGTTCCAGCAACAGCCAACTACGTCATCGTCCCGATACTGCCGCCGGAGAAGCCGGGACGTGACTTTGTGGCCAGAGCACTCCACATCGCTGAGACGAGCCGTATCCCAGACTGCTACCTACGACAGGCCAAGGATCTCTGGTACTACACCACGAGGAACGCAACAGGTACCCCGCCCTGGGTGGACCGTTCCGTACCGCCGCCTCGTGGGATGGCGAGTGGTGGTGTCGGCCACAGTGGTGTTCGAGCCGGAGGCGGTGGCAGTGGCTACTCCTTCGCGGCCAGCGGTGGTAGTGCCAACGGCTTCGTGTGGAACGGCGCTCCTGTCAAGTTCGGACCGATAGGCGGTGGTGGCGGTGGTGTCGTCAACAACGAGCCCATCACCATCATGTACGACGAGTTGGCAACGCTGGACCCACAGGTGCTGGAGAACCTGAAGAAGATGGTCGCCAAGAAGAGCCTCGACAAGCCCATCAGCCTGAAGGACATCACCAACTCATGAGCAAGCAAGATCCCACCTGGCACAACATCGCCGTCGCAGCCCGTGCTGCCGGTATCAACATCGACTACTTCCTGGAGGTCACCCAACAGCGCCTGGAAGATGCCTTGACCGACATCCTCGCCCAGGTACGTGGCATCCCCACGTACGAGGGCAGGCGGATCGTGCTCACCAACCCCGAGGCCAGTGGCCAACTGCGCGCTCTCGTGCAGGCAGCCCTGCAAGCGTGCTTCGGGGAGCCAGTTGCTGTATCAGCAGAGCAGTTGCGACTCCCGTTCGAGGAAGGATTCGATGAGGGTCGCTGAAGGACCCAACCCACCCGGCGGCTCCAGACCCCGGCCTCCATGACCTTTCGTAGAAGGTTGCATGTATGTCAAGCCACCGTTCGACCTGGAGAAGCGGGAGTGGACCGAGAAGGCCGCTTGCATCGGCATGGATCCAGTCCTCTTCATCCCAGACTTCCCTGACGAGACTGACGGTCGCGGGATCATGCCGGATCCCGCCGCCTTCAGCGCCTGTGCCACGTGCTACTGGACACAGGCATCTGTCAACCCATGCCTGTCATGGGCCGTCCTCCATGGTGAGAACGGCCTGTGGGGCGGTGTAGTACTCACCAAGGGGAAGAGCCGCATGCTCTCCCGAGGGGACGTCTTCCGGTCCCTCACCTACCCGGCCCGCGCCCTCGTGCGCCATCCTCCACGGGACTGGGACACCCGTGATTGATTCCGCTAACATCATTGACATTGACGATTTGAGCCAGCACCAGAGCCTGCTGTCAATGTCAATGCGTCCGGAAACAAGGTGATGTTGTCGGAAGCAACACCATATCCATCTCGACCATGAAGAGTGTCAATGCCGCACCTGTCGGGCACCCCAATCGGACAACCACTGCGACCGTGAGCGCTGTGGCGGCTCCATCCCCGGCAGGTGCGGCTGCTCGATCTGGTCGACGTACCTGGTCGTCTGCTTGCCACGGAGCACAGAGCGCACGAGGTTCCGCCCAGCCTTGTGCTCGTGCGGCGTGATGTCGGTAGCACCCCAGACGTACAGCGCCTCCGGCCGTTGGTACTCCGACTTCACAAACTCGTGCTCGTTGGTGACAGCAGTAGGTGCTGATGCCGGAACCACACCCTTGCGTTGGAAGTGCTGCACCATCCGGGACGAGTGTTCACTGAGATCGTCCGGTGGCTGGAGTTCCCGCCCGCGCATGCGTGAGTCGTTGGCAGCAACACCGAGCAACGTCGGCGCGTGGATGCGCCCCTCCTTGGTGGAGAACAGCGAGTACACCACATCGTTCCCCTGGGTGTGCTCCAGGTTGAACAACCGGCCGCTCTCGTGCGGATCCTGATGGGTGTGCGAACGATAGACGTTGCTCCCCATCGGATGCTCCTTCGAGCGACGACCGCCGTATCCGTAGATCTCCTCGGCCTGGTGCTGGGGGTACTGGATCTGTGTGACGTCATCACCATGGTGCACCTGAAGATGCGCCGCCCGCATGCCGAACACGTCCCCCCGATCGCTCTGCTCCAGATCGGTGTAGGCCGTGTAGTCAGTCGTGGGACCACCGATGAGGCCACCGGATTTCCGAGTGACCTGCACCTTGGGGAACTGCCTGCCCATGTCCACCGCACCAGCGTACGTCCTGGTAGCACCTTGGTCGAGAACCTGTTAGGGTACCGTTCCCATGCCTGCACCACTGATCGACCAAATCGCCGTGGACCACGTGTTCCACGACTGCCTGTACCAGCCCGAGGAAGTGTCGGTCGACAAGAAGTCGCCCGAGGATGCCGTCATCGTGCAGGGCGTGATGCACACCTTCGGCTTCCACCCGCAGCGCCTGGAGTCTCACCGGGCCGAGGTCAAGGGCTGGCTCGATGACCTTCCCGTGAAGTTCCGAGCCAGCAGCGGAGGCGGGTGGTCGTTCCTCAACCTCTGCGAGGACCGCAACGGCACCCAGTGGACCGGCTTACACTTAGCGTGTGAACAACTGATCACGATGGCCATCGGGCTGGGTCTCGGAGAGTACCCCCTACCCCGCGAACTGTGGGACGTCGCTCCCGGCGGAATGCCGTACTTCACCTACCTCGACAAGGAGCCGGTGTGACCATCAACAGTGCCAGCATCCAGCGGATCGTCGGGGTGAAGGAGAACATGGCGAACCGCTACATGGCCTTGATCCGGCGCTCCCGGCTCTCGCCGGAGATGTTCATCTCCCTCACCGACGAGGAGTTGTTCAACATCGCCAACTACGGGGCGAAGGCACACGAGATCACCGTGGCATTGCGAAACGAGGCCGGGACCTACCCCGAGCACGCCAAGATCGCCCGCCATCGGGACGAGCACGAGGCCATCGTCTCGTTCGTCTCGTTCCTTGATGACAGTGACACACACTCCATCTGCCATTGGAGCGGGTCGGAGTGGAAAGCCTTGGGCGAGACTGGCCTGGCCAAGTTGATCGCTGTGTACTTCGATATCGACTACAACAAGTTCCTGGACGAGAAGGACGTCATGCTGGCCGAGATCCGGAAGGCGCACGATGATCACACATGAGTACGCCGCTCTGGTTACACGCCAGCGCCAGGCATCCTTCATCGAGATGCTGTGCGGCGGCGCCTTCTTCCTGGGCTACCCGGACCGCTGGTTCGAGGAGCCCGGACCGTACTTCCGCTGCACCAAGGGCCACGTGTCACACCGTGTTCTGTTGACAGAGCACGGTGACCGGTGCCTGGCTGCCCATTGCTACAAGCAACTCATGATCACCTTTCCCGAGGACGTAGAGGAGTACGTGCCGTGGGAGCACCTGAGCGCCCAGGATCGCTGCCGCCTGCTGGCTGCCCTGGAAGGCCGATACCCTGGCGCCGAGTTGGAATCCGAGTAAAGGTACGGTATCATAAAGAGATGCGAGCCATCCTGGGCATCGACCCACCCGACGACGACTTCGATCACTGGACAGTCTCCAGCGATCTGCGGAAGCCCGGCTCTGGCTTCAGTGACGATGCAAACTACGAGGCGCAAGACACGTTCAAGTCGCAGTTCCCCGACGTAGAGTTCGACTGCGAGGAGTCCTGCTTCTTCGCCTACTCCAAAGATGCCGAGACCGCTCAGCGTCTTGTTGACACCCTCACAGCATGGGTCGAGAAGAGAGAAGCCCAGTAATGCCGCCCGTGATTCCCACCGCCCCCTACTCGGAGTGGACTGTTGACACACCACTGCACGAGTTGATCTACGAGGCGCTCGGTGCCGCTTCGATGTGCTGGGAGCATCCCGAGCGGGCCGGGATCTTCGACGCCGAGCAGGCCAACGCCATCGGTGAAGCAGTCATGACGATCCTGCGCGCCAAGCAGATCGGCTTGTCGTCATGAGCAAGAAGGATGACGAGGCCTTCGCGAAGTGGGTCGAGGAGCAGGTCGTCAAGCCGATGTCAGACTCCAAGATGGTCATCGGCATCTACACCGGCAAGGTCGACGTGAAGTTGGCCGTCGAGTTGGGAGCCTCCCTACTGCTCGACAAGCCGATCATCCTCTGCGTGACCCCCGGCACTGTTGTATCCGACAACCTCGTGCGAGTGGCAAAGCACATCATCGAGATGACAGACGGCTGGGAGAAGCGGCTGCCCGACATCTTGGGGGAGATCCTGTGAGGAACGAGATCCGGCGCGCTACCCACAAGGCCGAGATCCGACTGTCGTGGGATGGCCTCACCGAGTGGCACGAACTGGACGCTGCTGTACGCAACAAGGCGAGGGACCTGATGGATGAACTGTGTGACCTACTGGCGGCGCAGCCATGACCTCCGGGGGAGACGATCGGCCCGTAGTCGGAGAGGCGGATCGCAACCGCCCTACCGCTGTGGGGAACGACAGCCGCAAGCCGACCGCTCTCCGGTACACCCGGAATGCCCAACCCGATAGGAGACCTCATGAAGAAGCGTCTGTGTGCTGCACTCAGCATCCTGGCCCTGACTGCCGCCTGCGTCGTCGGTACTGCCGAGGGCGCCAGCGCCACCCGCAACCCGAAGCCATGGTGCCACCCGTGCAAGGGGATCACCCCGTAGCACGTCAATGTCAATGACTACAAATGTGGATAAAGCGGTTTCACCGCGGCGTGAGACCGCTCACACAGCGTGGCGGTTTGAGGGCCTGATATGGCTGGGTATGGTCGGCTGATGGGCACCATGGCATTGATAATAGCAACAATGCTGATCCTCCTCTGGACGTTCCGTTGACGTGAGATGACAAGGGTTCGGAACCCTGCTACACTTCCGGGCATGCCGCTCCCCACCGTGCTCGAACTGAAGCACTTCTACGACGCCCGCCAGCAGATCGAGCAGCACCTACTCGACCCAACGCTGATCAGTGACATCGCCGCTGCGTACAACGACCGCCATGCTCGGACCCACCTCGCCCTGTACGGGAAGCCCGCCAACCTCTCCGAAAGGTTCCCGAAGACCCGCGGCAGGAACGACTTCTGCGAGCCCGAGGTGGTCATCAGCGGGGACGGCGTCTACTGGAGCGTCGAGGACTACGAGCGTGACTCGTGGGAGATGTGGGTCGGCTACGAGGAGTGGCCGTTCGATCCCGAGGCCTACAAGGCCCGGACCGATGTGCTGGTAGCGGAAGCAGAAGAGAAGCACAAGGCAGTCCAGGCCGAGATGAAGCGCCAGGAGGCCGAGGACAAGCGCCAGCGCAAGGCGACCGAGGAGATGAAGGAGCGGGCCGAGTACGAGCGCCTGAAGGCCAAGTACGGCGCCACCGAGCCCGCATGGCCCTGGGAACCCCAGCGATGAACGTCACCCTGGTCGTCTCAACACCGGAGCATCCCGAACCGTTCACCCAGACCTTCGACCACGTGGAGTCGGTCCGCTGGATCAGCGACAGCACAATGCTCGACATGGATCCCGGGCTCCAAGTCCGGCTGCCCGGTGCGGTCCACCGCTTCAGCCTCGACGTCGTGCTCGATCTGCTGGTGACATCATGAGTTTCTGGCCCACTGACTGGCGCGGTGCCTTGGCCATCATTCTCGGCATCGGCATTGTTGTATCTATCAACATTCTGGCTGCTGGCGTTGTTCTTGTTGCTGCTACCAGCCATGATCTCCGTCTGGTGCCCCTCGGATTCGCCGCCTTCCTGGCCGGGTTGTTCCTGGGCGCCCTCACCACCTACTTCGTCACCCACCGAGGAAAGCCGGTCAACCTGTGAGCAAGGACCAGAACAGGATCCAGCGCTCGATCGAGCGCCTGGTCGAGAACCACATGGCCGAGCACGGCGTCACCGCGGCGTACCAAATGCCTCCGTTTCCGGAACCACTGTGCACCTTCGTCAACCCGCTGTGCCCGGAAGACCTGTGCTACCTGCCCTACGACCACGTGGGCAGCAAGTGGGGCTACCACGTCCTGGGGACGACCAACTACTCCTACGCCGAGAAGTTCGACACCAAGAAGTTCCCCTCGCTGATGCCCGCGGGCACCGAGCGGAAGAAGTTGATCAGCGTGGGCTGGAAGATCCAGCGTGAGTGGTTCCCGGGACAGGTGCACTGATGAGGTGGCGCATCACCCTCCGCAGCGACCCGCCGCAGCAGGTCGAACTCCGTGGTTTCCTTGATGTGGAACCAGACGAGTGGGAGGACCGCATCGCCGCCCTAGCCGAGGCCCTGGAACCTCTTGGCATCCTGGTCATCGGGTCACCTACTGATGCTGACTACAATCCATTCAACTTCTGGGACCAGCCCCGCACCGTGCTAGAGATCCAGAACATCGCCACACCGACGGAGCGCAACTCCTCCGGGCTCTCCCTCTGCGCTCACTGTGGCCGTACCGTCGCCTATGTCCCTGACATCAAGACCACTGACATCCCCCATTGGGTCCACGTCGATAACCAGCGAGAGGCCTGCCGTGGCTGATATGAAACGGTACCGTAGTTGACAGACCACTCTCCGTCCCTCTAGTCTTCGGGTACCGAAGCCTGAACGGGGAGGGGTCCATTGAGGAAAGTCCTATTCGTCCTTGCCGCGTCCTTGGCGGTGTTGTTCATGGCAGCACCGAGCCAAGCGTCCACCGTGGGAGCGATGCCGAAGGCATCCATTGGTGTGTGGGTCAACAACACCCGCTGTGGGTGGCTGACATCATCCCGCCAGGTCTGCACGCAGACCGGCGCCCGTCTCATCAACTCCGAGGGCGACATCGACTGGCGTGTCATCGGCATGAACTACCCAGCAGGCTCGACGGTGTGGCTGGAAGCACACATCTACTCGGCCTCGAACATGGCCCTGGTAGGCCACTACCGGACCAGCCGCTACGTCTCCTACTCCGGGCAGAGCGTCTCGATCGGCGGGTTCTGGGACTGCTCCTACGCCGTGACCGTCGTCGGGCATACCTGGAAGGCCTATAGCAACGTGCAACCGTCATCACAAGTCTGGATCCCATGATGGACACTTCCATTACCAAGGACCTCCACGCTGCGCTGGCGGGCGCCGTCCTCCTGCGGGACGACTACGTCAGCACGGAGGACGGCGAGGCCCGAGCGATCATCCTGGAGACCATCAACGCCCTCAACCGGCTCCTGACCGAACTGGGGGTCGCCAACCCCGAGGGCATGCCTCGGATCGTCGGCCGGGAACTCTCCTGGGAGTAGTGGCAACAACCAGGAGGCAAGGAGCCGCCCTTCGGGCGGCTTTCTTGTTGTTCCGAACCCTGCTACACTTGTCGCCATGCCTGGAGCGTACGTCCTGCACCTCAACGAGCCCCTCGATCTCGACACGACCACCATGGTCTGCCGGACCTGCCGCAAGTCCAAGAACGTGCAGGCCTTCCCCACCGTCACCAACGCTGGAGGGCACTCCCAGGACCCCACCGACCACCGCTGGCACCGCGGCACCGAGTGCCGGGACTGCCAGGCCGAGCGGCGCCAGAAGCCTCACCAGGTCACCGCTGATGATCTCATCAGCGAGGCCCGCACGGTCATCCAGTACGACGGTGATGACAACTACATCGGCGGTCAGGTGCTGGCCACCCTCGTCCTCGCCTTCTTCAAGGTGGAGTCGTGAAGCGCATCCGTGTCACCGGCTACATGGACATCGAGGACCACGACTACGACCCCGGCCCCAACGGTCCCCTCACCGAGGGCTACTGGAAGGCCTTCATGCAGTCCAACGTCTATCTTGACGACGTCGAGATGGAACTGGTGGAAGATGACTGACGCAACCGGCCACTGCGAGCGGGGCGAGCACGAGCGTTGCGACGGCACCCTGCTGACGGCAACAGGCTGGCACTGGTGGTGCGCCTGCCCCTGCCATCCCGTGCCCACTCCCGCACCTGGTACTCCTCCTCTCGATGTCCGCAAGGCCATGACCATCTGGCGCGCTGCCAACGAAGCCAACAAGGGGATCAAGTGATCTACGTCTACGTCCAAGACGACGGCCGGGTCACCACCAGCCACAGTTGTGACTACAAGGGCTACAACCTCCTGGAGTGCCTGCACGACATCGAAGAGGAAGAGCGGCGTGTCCTCCGCTGGTCGTTCGGCATCCTGAACGGCCAAGTCCACCTGGAGGCAGAGTGAAGCCGCTCCATCAAGAGGTCACCGTCACCCTCACCGTGGCCGAGGTGATCTCCATCGCCCGCACGGTCCGCAACCGTCTCCGCAAGGAGGAGCGGCGCCTTGCCAAGTCAACATTCGTCCCGGCCGATGGCAATGGCAATGCCCAGGAGCGCATGGTCGAGACCCTCCACCGCCGCCTGGTGCACCTCCTGGAGTCTGTTGACATGACACCGGCCGACCTGGAGGACGGTGGCAAGCCCAAGCGCCGCCCTGTCGTCAGTACAGAGCATCCCGACTACACACCACGGGTCGTCACCTGGAACACCGACCTGACCGCAGCCGCCGTCCGCAACCTCAACGAGGTGCTGGAGCGTGATGTCAACACCTGCCCGGTCTGTCACGGCAAGGGCGTCACCCCTGACGGCTACCAGTTCCGCTCGCCCCACGAGTGCCGTACCTGCTACGGCACCGGGAAGATCTGATGGCACAACGGATCTGCCTCGCCTCCCGCCACAACGGCACGCCCGTCTTCACAGGACCTCACCTCCCGCATCTCTTCACCTACGGCCGCTACGACTACGTCGGCTCCTGCGCCGGGTTCATCGGGCCGGTGCTCGGCTGCGAGTGGTGGCGCTGGGACGGCTGCCGCACCCAGACCGACAGGTGCGAGTGGCCCTACTGCCCGGGTCGATCTGACAAGGGTTCCGAACCCTGCTAAACTGTCAGGATGAACAAGGCGCTCCTGCTCCTCCCACTCATAGCCCTGGCTGCCTGTGAAAGCAGCGAGGCTGTGACATCTGACACAACCGTTCCTGCAACAACGGCGGCTCCCGTGACTGAGGTGACGACAACGCTGGCCAAGCCCGAATCCGTCACCCTCCCGGTGCCCACCGTCGCCACTGTCACCGTCATCAACGTGATCGACGGCGACACCGTCGACCTCTCAACGGGAGAGCGTGTCCGCATCATCGGCATCGACACCCCCGAGGTGGGCGACTGCGGCGCTGATGTGGCAGCAGCCCGCCTGACCGAACTCGTCCTCAACCAGCCTGTTGTCGTGACAGGCGGTGCACGGGACGACGTCGACCGCTACGGGCGCATCCTGCGCTATGTCGACACATCAGCCGGGGACGCCGGGCGCTACCTGATCGGTGAGGGCTACGCCATCGCCCGCTACGACAGCCGCGACGGCTATGGCGGACATCCGAGGGAAGCCGACTACGTGGCCCTGGACGAGGCCACTCCGAACTACGAGTGCGCTCCGCCGACCACCCCGGCCCCTGTCGTCACAGCAGCGCCCCGTCCGGTCCCCACTCCGGCTCCTACCGCTGCACCGGCCCCTGTTGTGACACCGGCCCCTGCACCCAGTGTCTCCTACGCCAACTGCGACGCCGTTCGAGCGGCCGGAGCGGCCCCGATCCACATCGGAGACCCGGGCTACTCGACCAAACTCGACCGGGACCGGGACGGCATCGGCTGCGAGTAGCCCCAAGACCGCCTGAGACGCCGTACACCCACCTCCGGCCTCCCAGGACCCAGGACGGCCCTCCGGGGCCGTCCTGCGGCGTTCCAGGGGCGTTTCCGGGCCTGTGGAAGCCATACCTGGGCATAGCGAGGGGATGCGGATCTCCGTAGGTGGCACCGATGACAGGTTCGGGGTAAGTGATGTGGAACCAGGTGTGACATCTGGCCGGACCTGAGGAGGTATAGGGGGTCATATCCGAGGTGTCCCCGAAGTCCCCCCAGTACACCGAATACTCTGAAGTGTCCCCTGTGTCCCCTCCCGGTCGCTTTCCCACCTTCTTGTGTTGTGACAACAGGTGTGACAGGTGCAACATTGCTTCCACATCAGTGGTGGTGAGGACTCGGTGGCACTTTGCGCGAACTGTTGATACAGCAAGTGCTTACAAATCAGTGGAAATCTGTGAGATGTTAGCGGTGACAAACACGTCTCCACACTCATGGATTAGCCCCCCGGTGGGGGGCTTTGCTCTGATAAAGGGCCGGGGGTCCGGCCCTTTATGTTGACAAATCACGGGTGCGCAGCGCCCGTATTTGTAGTCAAATCACGTGCCCGTGGCACGTGATTTGCTGCATGTAACATGCCCTGTGACC